AGATTAATGAAAGCCTCACACATGAATCACCCATCTGGTATTTGGGTACGAGCCAATGTTGCGAACTACGGGTGGTTGTTTACAATGTGGGAATTTTTGTGTAAAGAATACACTTTTCGTTATGGTAAACAACACGCCTGTAGCCGTTTACTAAACTGCCTTGATATACCGCCAAATAAAATGCCTGGCGGCGACTTTTATCCACCAACACCAGCAATGCCTGATGAATGTAAAATCGCCGGTGATTCTCTTGCTTCCTATCATAAATACTATAATGAACGGAAGGCACATTTTGCCAAGTGGACTAAAAGACAAGTGCCTATCTGGTTCTCTCCTGTGATAAATAAAAATAATGCCCACATATAGTTTTATTGATACTGATTCGGGTGAAGAATTTGATGCGCTTATGAAGATTTCTGAGCGTGAAGAATATCTTAAAAATAACCCGACCATCCAACCCTTGCTAACCGCCGCAGCAATTGTCGGCGGTGTTTCAATCAAAGATAAAGTCCCCGCTGGTTTCAAAGAAGTTCTCTCCAAAGTAGCAGAGAATCACAAGAACTCTGCTGTCGCCGAAAAACACGGCAAACGATCCATAAAAGAAGTACAAACAAAAAGAGTAGTCGATTCACTACATAAGAAAAAATATGGGAAGTAGCTTTGTTATGTCAACATCCTCCAAGGAGATAGTATGGCAAAACGAAAAGGTATTGAAACAAAAGCAGCACTTTTGCAACAACACTTTAAGGGAGAATTGAAGGAAACTGATGAAAATGAATTAGGTGATTGGTCAAAAGAAAATATACAAAAAAATAGAGAAAGGTATATTCGTCAGCATTTCCCATGGATCTACGAAGGATATAAACAACAAACATAATGAAATTTTTTAATCATGTAAAATTAAGTGAATTGGACTTTGAATTAGAATCCGAAACAACAGAATCGGGTAGGACTTATAAAACACCGGGAGGAAAGTCCTACCCCTCCATCACAACCGTTCTATCCAATTATAACAAAAAAGCAATCTATGAATGGCACCAAAGAGTTGGCGAACAAGAAGCTAATCGTATTTCCCGTGCAGCATCTGGTCGTGGTACCAAACTGCATAACGCTGTTGAGAAATATCTTTTAAACGAAATGTCTGATATGAAAATGCAGACGATGATGCCTGACACTAAAGAGCTATTTCTCAAAGTGAAACCATTTCTCGATAGTCATATTGGCGACATATATGGTATTGAACAACCGTTGTATAGTGATAAACTAGGGATCGCCGGCCGTTGTGATTGTATCGCCGAATGGGAAGGCGAATTATCAATAGTTGATTGGAAAACTTCAACAAGAGTAAAAGAAAAAGAATATATACAAAACTATTTCATGCAATGCTCGGCATACGCTGAAATGTTTGAGGAAAGAACAGGCAAGCCAATTAAACAAATCGTGGTTGCCATTGCGGTAGAAGATACAAATATACCTTTGATTTTCATTGAGAACAAAGCAGATCATATTTTGCCTCTTCAACAATATATTTTGAAGTATAATGGTGCAATATAAATAATTTAAGGGTACATAAAATGAATGAAGCTAATAAAGCAGGGAGTATAGGCGAAGTGAAATCAAAAAGAATACCAGGACGAGAAGATGTTCCTGAAGAAAAACCTGAGCCGCCTGCCGAATCAGATGAACTGAATTTGAATGACCTACAACTTATAATAGCACTATTAGATGCAGCTGCTTCGAGAGGCACTTTTAAAATTGATGAATACGGTGTTGTGAGTGGTCTGTACAATAAATTGACAAAAATTTTACAAGACAATCTGAATAAATAATAGATGTTTGCCAAATTTCTGTCAACCCTATTGTTTATTCCTGCGTTGGCTATGGCTAGTGATAGTGAAATTGTTTTATTTGAGGCACTATGTGTTGATTTAAAAACGATAAGCGGAACAGTAAAAGAATATGGTGAATTGCCTTTTCTTACCTCCACAGGCCACAGAGTTGATGGCAATAGAAAGAAGTATAATCCTACTTTTCTATTTCTGAATCCTCAGAGTAAAAGTTGGACTATGGTTGAAAAAGTTGATGAAGATAACTATTGCGTTATTGCGGCCGGCACAAAAATGGAACCGTATAAGGCAAAGAAGTAAAGAATTCGTTGAAGATTGTTGAACGATGCGTTGGACACCGGGGCAGTACCGGTCAGGTCCACCAAAAGCATACTGTAAGAACGCATGAGCAGGTTTTGCACTACCGCTGGTTACGCCAATCGTAAGTGGGTGTAGGCAGTATGCTTCTGATGGGCCTGAAATAGATTCGACAGCGTAGCAAATAGACAATTGGAGAATCGCCAGATAAGGCGTAATAATCAAATAAGTAAATGCAAACGATGAAAGATTTGCACTGGCAGCCTAAACGCTGACCGGAGTTTTCGGTGATTGAACTTGGCAACAGAATCAATCACCATTCTTAATTAAGGAGATATTATGAAGTCAGTAGCACTTATCGCAGCATCGCTGTTTGCAGTAACCGCTTTCGCACAGGCACCTGCTAAGAAAGAAGAGCCTAAGAAAGACGCACCAAAAGCTGAAGCTAAAAAAGATGCACCAAAAGCTGAAGCGAAGAAAGACGAAAAAAAGAAGTAAAAAGGAAAGCGGGAGAAATCCCGCTTCTTAATTATGCTTGGTATTGATCTAACACGAATATCCAGATTTGAAAATATTGATTTAAAAAGGCTTGGTGAAAAACTAGGCCATGAACTAGATAGTCCAAAGACCGCAGCTAAAATATGGGCAATTTATGAAGCTTTAACTAAAGCTGAAGGTCGACAAATAAATCCTAGAAAAATAAAGATAGTATTTAAAGTAGCTTGTGCGCCTACTGTAGAATGTATTGCTGAAGATCCAATTGCAGTAAATACACATAATGAGTTGAGTGGAGATTATGTTATTTCTCTAACACATGAAGGCGATTATGTAGCAGTTGTTGCTTTAAAAAAGGAAAGAAAATGACCAGAGAAGAAGTAGTGAGCAAAATTGAAGAACTGTTCTATGCAAAATATGGAATCAAATTGACTGATTATCCAGAAGATACTGATGTTCACAAATTTGCTGAAATAAATGAAAAGTTAGATTCAATCGAATTTATGAACTTCATTTTTGATGTTGAAGATATGTTTGATGTGAAAGATGTTGGCGGAAATGTTCCAACAAAACTTGGTGATTTGTTTAATATGTTTGAGGAAGCAATTAACAAAAAACAAGGCACTTAATATGGCACATCCGTTTAGAGGAACTTCAGAAAATTCACAGAAGGTTATTTTAACACAAGTTGTTCTTGGTATCTTGTGTTCAATTTATTTTGTGGTGACAGCGCAATATAGTTATATTCTGTATGCGTTTATTATGTTTTTCTTCTTTAACCATTTCTTTCATAACGTAGCTTTACACCGTTATTTTTCACATAAGTCATTTCAAACAAATAAATTTTGGCATATTTTTATGGCCATGTTTTCGCCACTAGCATCTGCTGGTTCTCCGTATGGTTATGCTATGGCACACAGAACGCATCATATGTATTCTGATACGGATAAAGATCCAACGAATTTAGATTTAGTTGGTCGTTGGAATGTGGCATTTTTTCGTTGGAACTTAAAACACGTTCCTGTAAGTGTAATGCGTAATTTAAATAATGATCCATGGATTATGAGATCACATAATTACTATGTTTTAATTGTTATTGCATTTTGGGTAGTATTAGCTTTGATTGACATTCGTTTAGCATTGATGTATAATGTTGCTAGTTTGTTTATGTTCTGTGAATATTGTGTGATTAACATTATCAATCATACTAAGTTGCCATTTTCATATCGCAATCACGAAACGCAAGATTCATCACGGAATGATTTTATTACTGGCGTATTTTTTGGCGATTGGCATAACAATCATCACAATAAAGGTTATCTCTGGAATCAAAGAGAGAAATGGTGGGAGTTTGATATTCCTGCTCAAATGATTAGATTAATTAAAACTGATAAATGAAAAGACGAGTAGTTGTGACCGGGATTGGTTGTGTTACACCAATCGGTATATCATATGATGAAGTAAAAGATGCTATGTTTTCTGGCCGCTCAGGCATTCGTTATTATGAAAACATCAAAGCAAATCTTGGTCGTGTAGAATTTGATATTGATTCACAGATTGCACCGCTCGATCAAACAATCACCGATAGAATATCACGCTTTGCTTGGTATTCTTATCTTAAATGTAAAGAAGATGCTGGTATAACAAAAGAAGATGTTGATGGCATTTTCTTTGGTGTTGGTTTTTGTGGCAGCTATACAATTGAGAATTCTTTTCCAGAATATTTGAACAATGGTCGATCAAGGCCAAATACCTTGGTTAATATTTGTCCTAATTCTCCTGCATGCTTTATTGCATTGAAAGAAGATATACATGGACCAAATTTTACTTACAACACAGCTTGTTCATCTTCAACACTTGCTCTTGGTGAAGCATATGAAAAGATTGTTCGTGGTGATTGTGATGGAATGATTGTGGGCGGAACAGAATCGTCAGTAAATGATTATGGTATTACCACATGGCACGGAATGCGAGCTATTTCTTCTAAAGATGAAGGACCAAAAGCTTGCAGGCCATTTTCAAAAGATAGAACTGGTGTTGTTGTCGCAGAAGGTTGTGCTGTATTCTTTTTAGAAGAACTGGAACACGCCAAGGCTCGAGGCGCCAAGATATATTGTGAGATACTTGGTTATGGTACTTCTTGGGGTACAGAATCAATGACTAAGCCAAGTATTGAAGGTGAAATGAGAGCGATACAAAAAGCTTATGATAAACTTAACGGCCGCAAAGTGACATTTATCTCTGCTCATGGAACTGCAACACCAACCGGCGATATGGTTGAATTGCAAGCTATTAAAAATGTTTTTGGTGATGAACTGAAAGATATACCAATCACATCAACAAAAGCATTACATGGTCACACACTCGGTGCTTCAGGTATTATTGAATCGATGGGTTGTATTGCTGTTTTACAAGAAGATAAAGTCATACCGAATTGGCATTTAGGTGAACAAGATGATAAAGTACCTGAAGGCACATATTTGCCTAGAGAAGTGGTTGACAAGAAGCAAGATGTGTGTTTAAATAACTCTTTTGCTTTTGGTGGAAGTAATGTTGTTTTAATTATGGGAAAATATAATGAAAGTTTATCTTAGTAATTACCGTAATCATTGGCTTTCTCCTTACACAATCTTGGAGAAGGTTTTCTTTTGGCGTGAAATTGATTATGATGAACCAAAGATTGATAGACTAGCAAATATACTAGAACCATTTTGCCAGGCCCTTTTTAAGTTTTTAGAAATTGTTCACCCAAGAATTAATTATGTAAAGATTGATAAATGGGATACTTGGTCAATGGATCATACATTGTCATATATTATTCTGCCAATGCTTAAGCAACTCAAAGAAACAAATCATGGGTATCATCTTGTCGATTTAGAGGATGTTCCTGTTGAACTCCGTAGCATTACACATGAAGAATATGACAATCAATTGTATTTCGATTGGTACCAGGATAAACAATTTGAAGATTTAGGTTCTGCTCGCTGGGATTGGGTAATGAATGAAATGATTTGGACCTTTGAACAATTGGTTAATGATACAGATGAACAGTTTTTCATCAATGGATACGATGAAGAAGGCCTAAAAAGACACGAAACTAGAATGGCCAATGGTTTTCGCTTATTTGGTAAGTATTATAGAGGATTGTGGGATTAAATTTACTAAATAAGTAACCAGCATACACACAACCGCTGGTAACACACAAACAAACACACAGGAGAATTACTATGTCAAATATGACACCCTTTGAAATACGACTCGAGCTACTTAAAATGGCGAGAGATATGCTTAATGATGATTATTATGGAAAACGTGAGCAAATATCCAATCAATGGCAAGTAGAAATAGATACTGCCAAAATCAAAGGTGAAGATCCGCCGAAGCACCCAGGATTTCCACCATTCCCAAGCGAATCAGAAGTTATTGCTAAAGCAGCAACTTTGAATAATTTCGTTTCCAACATAACCGTAGATAAACCAATAACAACTAAAAAATCTACCTGATGGGAAAAGGATGGTTTCGACCATCCTCCAACTTTTAAGGAGAAGTAATGAAAAGAGCAATTGTGCTTTTCACAATTAGTTTGATTGCATTAACTATAGGATTTACCGCATTAACAGTTACAAACATCGTAATTTTACCGTACAAAGCATATTACAGCTTTATGTCTGCTGATGCTAAAACACAAGTAGAATGTCTTGCCCAAAACATTTACTATGAGGCAGGATATGAGCCAGAAAAAGGGCAAGTTGCCGTTGCCTTTGTTACTCTTAATCGGGTAAAATCTGGCCACTTTGAAGATGATATTTGTGGCGTGGTAAAACAAAAATTTAAAGGCGTTTGCCAATTTACTTGGTATTGCGAAAATACAACAAGACGCTTGACAGGTCAAGCTGAAATGGTGTATAATGATGTTAGAAACTTAGCAGTTTATGTATATGCCAATTATGATAAACTGGAAGACCCATCAAAGGGCGCTTTGTTCTATCATGCGGACTATGTTAATCCAAGATGGAAAAATATGGTTCATTTGACAACAATAGGAAGACACATTTTTTACAATCGAAAGGATTTAATGTGGATAAGTTAACACAAGCTTTAAAAGGTGATAATGTTGTTGCGATTTGCGTGACAATTTTATTCTTTACAGCTGTAGTATGTCTTAGTTGGTATCACATACATGACCGCAGTTTAATGGCACAAAACATGAATAATGCAATTGCTAAAGGTATTGATCCGTTGGCCGTTCGTTGCTCATATGTAAAGAGTGATGATATTATTTGTGTAGCATTTGCAGCATCGGCACAATCTCATCCAGTAGCACCGCAGTCATCGTCAAAACGCAGTAAAGAATAATTGAAAAGGAATTATATTATGTCTAAATTTACATTTGTATGCCAAAAAGAAGCAATACCATTTGATGATTGTATTTCTTCAAAGAAAACTGTTGAATTTTCAACCTATGATTTGTATGATATTATAAGTGAATTTCAAAATTTTCTTCGTGGTTGTGGATATTGTTTTGAAGGTCAATTAGAAATTGTTGACGATGATGAACCAATCGAATATCAAAAAATAAAAGATGAATTGGATAATATTCAATTACCAAATTTTGATTTCACAAATATTCCACAAAACAACTGGCCGTTTCAAAACGAGCAAATTAAACCATTGACCGTCGCTGATTTGGAAAAATTGAATAAGTCTAATTTTGAAATGCCTGGAACATTAGGTGGTGCTAAAGTTACTTTTGCGAGTGAGAAGTAATGCCTACAAAAGATGAAATGGTTAAATTCGCCAGAGCTATTGATGGTATGGTAGCAAATACTGATTTGAATTACATAGAGGCCATAGTTGAGTATTGTAAAAATACTGGATTAGAAATTGAAGTGGCTGCATCATTGGTTAATTCTAACCTTAAATCAAAATTAGCCAATGACGCACTTGATCTGAATTTACTGAAAGAAAAAGGCAATAGATTACCAATATGACAGGTTATGAGGCGTTCGGTCTTTACGAATCTCTCAAACTTCATTTCGCTAAAGATAGTTATGATTTCTTCAAATATAATGGCAAGACAAACATAAGTATCACGGCTTTTGAGAATCGCAAAGACAAATATCATTTTTATAAACTATCACGCAAGCTTAGTAACCGTGATGAATTAATTACATTCATTGTTGCTAATCTAATGGTGAAAGACAATTTGTGGGTAGGTGATTTGTTAACAGAAGATGCTGAAGTGAATTTTCGCAGTCATCAGAAGGTACTTCAATCGTTTTCGTATATCTTTGAGAATGATTGTAAGGAGATATTTGATGGGAGTGATGATCCAAATGTGGTGTTAAAAGTGATTGATGGTGATTATCCCGTTCTTCTCACCAAAACATTTCGCAAGGAAATTCATATCGAAAGTTTTGCGATGATGGCTAGAATACTGCCGTTTATGGGTAGTTGGTCAAAACAAATCACCGATACAATTCGTTGGCCCACATTTCAGATGAAGGTACAAAAACTAATGCCGTTTTTACCACAAGATGATACAAAATACAAATTGATTTTAAAAAAAATTACACAGAAATGATAAAGAAAATATACTTAGATATGGATGGTGTTCTCTGCGACTTTGAAAAGAAGTTTACAGAATACTATGGTTTCTTGTCGCTTACCAAAAGGGATCGTAAAGAATGGTCTAAAGATTGGGAAGATTTCATTCTCCATAAAAAAGGATTTGAGAAATTGGATTGGTTTCCTGGCGGTAAAGAGTTGCTAAATGCCGTTAGAAATACCAAATTACCAGTTGAGATTCTTTCATCTGCTGGCGGTAAGAAATTTCATGGTGAAGTTACAGCACAAAAAATTAAATGGCTGCGTAAGCATGGCATTAATTATAAAGCAAACATTGTAACAGGTCGTAAAGAAAAAGCAGAATATGCCACACCTGAAACAGTATTGATTGATGATACCGAAGATGTGATAAGGTATTTCACACAAGCAGAAGGCCAAGGCATACTTCATAAGGACATAAAAGATACCTTGAAAAAGCTTGACTCGCTACTAAATAAATGATATAATATGATTTTGTGGATAAGCCGTTTATACTAATTTATACTCCGTTATACGAAAGGAAATACTATGAGTAGTTTTGCAAATCTAAAGCGTGGTCGTTCTGACCTCTCTAAACTCACTAAAGCAATCGAAGCAACAAACCAATCTGGCGAAGCCGGTTCTAAAGATGATAATCGTTTTTGGCAACCTGAAGTAGATAAAGCTGGTAACGGTATGGCTATTGTTCGTTTTCTACCTGCACCTCAGGCTGATGGCGATGATGCTCTGCCATGGGTTCGTGTATTCTCACATGGATTCCAAGGACCTGGCGGTTGGTTGATTGATAATTGCTTGACAACACTTAATGAGAAATGTCCAGTTTGTGAGCATAACAATACATTATGGAATTCTGGCATTGAAGCCAATAAAGATATTGCACGAAAGCAAAAGCGTAAACTATCTTATGTTGCCAATATTCTTGTGATTTCTGACCCAGCAAATAAATCAAATGAAGGCCAAATTAAACTGTTTAAGTTTGGCAAGAAAATCTTTGATAAGATTACAGAGGCTATGAATCCTGAATTTGCTGATGAAACACCAATTAACCCATTCGATTTGTGGGAAGGCGCTAACTTCAAATTGAAAATTCGTAATGTTGAGGGTTATCGTAATTATGATAAATCAGAGTTTGCTGAGAAATCGGCACTCTATGACGGTGATGATGAAAAACTTGAGGCACTTTGGAAATCAGAGTTTGGTTTGAAAGAGTTCCTCGAGCGTAAGAACTTCAAATCCTATGACCAGTTGAAACAAAGATTGGATAAAGCATTAGGTTTTGATGGCGCTGCACCTGCAATTAAATCTAAAGCAGCTGATACTGTTGCTGAAACCGACACATCTATCATTGACAAATCTGTTGGTGAAGATGATGAAGATTTAGATTATTTCAAATCCCTTGCGGAATCTAACTGATTCTTAACCCATGCCATGCAAGTGCTACCCCGGCTTCGGCCGGGGTTTTTATGTGGCCATTCCAACTAACATTGAACCAGTATCTTGTTTTGGTGCTGATGCAACTTGAGATTTCTTTACGATTGTTGTATTAGTTGTAGGCGCATTTACGACCATTGGTGTTTGTGGCTTTGCTTGTGCTCTTTGGCCAGAAGCCACTTCAGAAGAAGATGATGACATTTGTGATCCAGAACCGCTGGTCATTTCAGAATAGATTTGTTCTGCTGAAGCTTCTCTTTTAGCAGCATACTCAGCACCACCAGCAAAGCCAACCGCTTTATTCACCTTACTCATATTTTCCATATCTTCAGGTTTCATTTTCTTATAACCTAAGAAAAACCAAGGTATCGCTTTAGCTGCAACTTCTGGAGAATTTAAACCATCAGGATTGCTAAGTAAATCTGCACCTGTTGCTTTTGAGATAGCTGCATATTGATTTTTTCCTGTATGTTGAATAAAACCCCGGCCACGATATTTCCAACCATCACCTGGTGCAGAATTTCCATCAGTAGTTTTATAAACATAATTAGCAAGTGCTTCAGGATTGTTTACGAATTGTTGTGCAAATTCTTCAGAAGGAATTCTTTTAGGTCCAAAGATTTGTTTAATTCTTGCAGCGGTGCTATAGAATAAATTCTCGCTCTGTACTTTAAAATTTGATTCTGCTTTGACTGTAGCTAAAACATTTGCATGAGCTTTTGGTGATGTGACACCTGCTTCATTTAAAGATTGAACGATTAAACCAGGAGTACCACTTGGTATTTTTCCTGGAGCGGCAGGCGCCGCCGGTGCTTTACCGGGAGCTGCTGGTGCAGGAGTTGGTGTTGGTTTAGCTGCCTCTTTTGGTGCTGAAGGTACAGGACTAGGCACAACAATTGATTCAGGAGGCGGAGCAGTTTCAATTGTTTTTCTTTTATATTCTTCTTCTTGCCGCATCCTATCTGTCTTTGGCGGCAAACCTAAACGCTGGCGGACAATCTCATCATCGCCTGTGTATTGCTTTTCTTTTTCCTGTTTCTTTATTTCTTCGGTGTCTATTGCTTCTTTCTGCTGCCTTAAAAACTTTTTAGTTTCAGCATCTGTTTCACCGGCCTGTAATTGAGCTGGTTTCTGGCCAATCTTCAGCATATCTTTTACAAAATCAGGAACCATCCAAGCTGTTGCTTTATTACTTAATAATTTTTCTGCCCAACCTTTAAGTTTTTCAACTAAACTATCAATAAGTTCCATAATTTTATCAATTACTTTTTTAATGAAAGCGAATGTTTGTGGAAACTCAGCTGCAAACCATTCTATTTTCTCTTTAAACCAATCTCCAAGTTTTGTTATAAGGCCAGAGATAGCATCTATGAGTGGTTGAATCATTACTTGAACTTTATCGATGATTGGTTGAACACTTTCTATGAACCAATCTTTAATCCCTCCAACAAACTCATCAAGTGCTTCTTTTATTGTTTCCCAAAGACCAGATGCCCATTCAGCAAAACTATCTTTGAAGGCAACAAATATAGCAGTAACTATAGCACCAACAGCTAAATATTTTGTAAGTGATTTTAGAATATTACCTGCACTAAAAGTTTTCTTCAAATTTCCTAAAACATTCATTCCTTTTTTAGATTTTTCTGGAGCAGGCCTTCTTTCTATTTTTCCAACTTCAATATCCAACTTCGTTTCAGCACTTGAAGCCTTTAAGAATTTGGCATCAGCGCCACGAGCGGGCGTACCGCCTTCTAGTTTTACTAATTTTTGGATGTTTTGTCTAGCAACATTTAAATCACGAGCAAAACCAGGCAAAGACATAAAGTTTTTGCCAATTACCTTTGTAAGAGCTGATGTATTTTTTTCTGAACTTACTTTGGATGGATTTTTAGAACCAAGAACTTTAGTCTTGATAACTGATCCTAAAATGTCTGAAATTGAGGCCATTAGGTTGTTGCTAACATCTTAGCGAAATCTGAATTATACACATCTGCTGCTGGCGGTTTTGTTTTGCCTGCTGAAGCAGATTGATTATTTGTCGTTGGAGCATTTACAACTGAACCTTGATCAGCGGCTGATTCCATTCTTTGTGCTTCAGCTACAGTAGACGAAGTTTGAGAAATATCAGAACCTGATGGTGCGGTAGAACCAGAAGCAACAGAAGCACCGCCTCCGCCGCCACCTCCACCACCACTTGCAGATAATGCTGGAGCACTAGAACCTCCAGCTTCAACGGCAGGTGCTGAAGAAGCACCAGCTGTTACTTTACCACCAGAAGATTTTTTAAGAGCATCAATTTGTCTTTGGAAACCAGCATTTGCTTCTTCCATTTCTTTTCGTTCAACGTCAAGTGTTTGTTTGTACTCATCTTCTAATTCTTTTACACGACTAGGATCATTCTCATAACGCTTTTTAAATGAAGCAATATGTCTTGCTGCATCAGCTTCTCTTTTAGCAAATCGTTTTTTATTGCCTTCAATGTAGCCTTCTAATTGTTTAACCTTATCAGAATCAGACATTTCAGGTGCAGGTGTTGGTGCAGTAGCAACTGGAGCTGGTGGTGTTGCAGGTGTTGGTGGTGCTGGTGCTTGTAAAGGAACACCAAGGGCTTTTGAAGCTTCGCCGGTTAATTTTTTATTCAATTCATAATTTCTTTGAGCCTGATCCATAGGCACACCTTCGCTTGCCATAGGAGTAGGCGCTGTTGCAGCTGGCGCCGGTTCAGGATATTTTTTAGCGAAAGCTTGTGCTTTGTCGAATAGACCTTGAGCATCACCTTTACCAACAGCACCAAACATATCACCAAGATCTGATGCTTTTTGATCTGACGCACCTGAAGCTTTTGCAGAAGTTAAAGCGAATTGTTTTGGATCAGGCATTGTAGGTTTTACACTATCTGCTTTTGCCGGCGCATCATCTTTTACATCAACTTTGCCGCCAAATAAACCTATTACGAAGTTTTTAATGCCTGTAAAAATGCTCGATATTGTATCTGTAATTGGTTGAAAGAAGTTACTGATGGATGAAAATAGAGATTTTAAAGTATCTTCACCAAAGAGGCCAAAAGAAACAAATTCTAACATTCCACCAAGACCAGCTACAATTGCATCAGTAAAGCTTCCGGTTTCTTTATATCGCTTAAAACCATCTGTGATACCACTAAACAAAGTACCAATAATTGCAATTGGTAAAAATACTTTTTTCAATATTCCGACAAGCATTTTTGGACTAAACAAAGATTTTATACCATTTAAAAACCCTCTACTAAACATTTGCGATATTGAATCTAAAATGTTTCCGCCTTCTTCTTTCTTTTCTGGCGTAGGCGTGATTGATTTACTGCCTGGTGTTTTTTGTCTTTGTGCTTCTAGAGCTCGTTCTCTTTCATCTTCTTTAAGGAAATAAGCATCTGCGCTAGATGCATACGCTTTACTTCCTTTCTTTTGAGGACCAGCTTTGAGTTTTACAAGTTTTTGAACATTTTGCCGCAATACATTCATATCTCTAGCCATACCAGGTAAAGACATAGATGCTTTAGCAATAACTTTTAAATAAGAAGAATCACTAACCTGAGAAGTTTCACCTGAAGGATCTGTCGTTGAAGCTTTTGTTGGAGATGTTCCATATTTTTGTTTTAATTTTCCACGAGCGTATGCAGAAACAAGACCTGGACCACCAAATGCTTTTTCGAGTGCTCGTTTTTTAATATTTTGTGGTGCGAGTGTTTGCATCATATCAGAAATACCGCCACCAAAAGAACTACCAATTGTTTGTCCTTTTGCAAGCCTAGATTTTAATCCCGAACCAAATCCGGAACCAACCTCTTGGCCGCCAAGGAATCCTGATCTATTTAAATTTCTTATTGATGCCATTATCGTTTCTTACTTGCTTTCTGTAGTTCTATACGTTCTTTTTCTTCTTGCAAATACTTCACCAACAAAGACACATAAATGTTTCTTTCCCAAGGTAGCATATTTTCCAATTCAGACAAACTATACTTGTGATGTTGCATCATAGCAAAGTTTGTTTCATAGTAATTCTTCAGAGTATCATAACGAAATATTAGACGAAAAAATTTTGAATGCCCTTTATAGTAATATCTTCTTCATAAGAACATTTTGGACATTTAAACTGAACATCTTTTTTAATTTCAGGCATTGTATCAAAGAATTCTTTAAACTTCTCTAAATCTTTTTGTTGTAGATTATCAATGAATTCTTCTAGTTCTTCTCTACTTGAATCTTTAGAATAATATATTTGATCTTTGTCGTAAATATAATCGATACAATCAACCAAGATACGAATCATAATTTCATTCTCACTTAGCTTTTCATACTTTTGAAGCATATCAAAAGTTGGGTATTTAAAACAAATACCTAAGTTCTCTGTAATTTGAATTTTGTCTTTGTGTTTTTCGTTTTTTGTTGGTTCAATCTGCAAAAGATTTAATTTAAATTCAACCACGCCTGAACATTTTTTTTCATCTATTACATTGTTACATTTGTAACGAAGATCCACAACTTCTTCAACTGACCTAGCTCTGAGATTTAAAAACAAATATTCTAAATCAAAAGTAGGCAAACTATCAATATCAATTTCGTCAATTACACAATTCTTTAATACTTGACGAATAATGTTTACCATTTCGTTTGAATCTTCGGACTCAGATGCCATTAAAAACATCTTTTGTTCTTTCACCAAAAATGGTCTAAAACGAACTGGCTTTCCTGTTGATATAAGATTAACAGAATAAATTGGAACATCTAACTTTGGTAACATAATGACCTCGCTTAGTTAATTAAAATGCACGACCAAGTGGTAGTGCTCTCGCTGCAGCAGTTCCAAATAAAGCTGTGGCTGCTGCGGCCAAATCATATGTGCCAGTATAAATTGGCCTATATTTTTGATATGCAAATTGAATTGAAAGACGATGAAAACCTTCTTCACTCCAATTTAAAGGTTGTCCAGCTATTCCTATTGGAAAAGCATCCATCAATTCAACTGCAAAAATTTGTTTAATGAATTCATCATATTGAATAATTTTAATATTTGTAAGGTATCTAGATTTTTCGCCTTTAGCATATCTCACATTATTTGTATCTGAAGGATGAATACACTCCATCCATCTCTCAAAAAGTTTCCTCTCAAAAAAATCATTGGTACACAAAAATGTTAATGTTGTATCACCGTATTGCGTTTGATATGGAACTTTAAATGTTGGTCCATATATTTTAACATCAGCTGTTGCTGTAGTTCTGCCTGGCAATTCTGCGTTCTCACATTGAAGTGCTAAGTATCTTGACATAGACGAATTTGATGTTTTAGAATACTCATCAGCTGCACCACCTGCTCCAAAAGCAGAACCAATTGCGTCAGACACATCATTGAAAACCGAGTTAGGTAAATTTAATATTTTTTCAATAACAGAATTTCCAATAAACTGATTTACATATGGTGGTATTGGAAGAATAACTTCAAATCGGCATGGTTTTGCTAAACCATCTTTGCCACGAATATTGGATAAAAAAAGATTTGGTGAAAATGACATTTAAAATTTCTTTCGTGAATCTGCGTAAACTTTATTTTCTGTAGCACCAACAAAACTACTTGTTGGTATTAATGCAGCAATATCCCACTCATCAGCAGCTATCTCTAAAAAACGAGAATTGATTTGTGTAAAAAGATACCTCTTGATGCATGGCATTGCTTCAAATGTAGAACTAGCAGCTTTTAAATATTCATAACTAAGCCTAAGCTTTGTTTTGTCATCAAAGTTTTTATTGGTCGCTGTTTTACTTAATTTGTCCAATAATATGATTCGTTGCCTTGGGTGAATGTAATGTAAATTCAACCCTAAGAAACCGTCTGAGTATTGTTCTATTGGAATCACCAATGGGAACCTGTCGTAATATGGCATTGAATCTTTAGTCTTTGGATCATAGTAGTAAAAGTACATCTTTCCAATAAATGTCTTATCTCTTAATCTTTGCCTATCAATAATCAATGCCGCAGGACTTGGATTTAAATTTTTTAATTTTGAATTTAACCATTCCCTTGCATAACGAGTTCTTGGTTCTAAACCTTCTTTTGCAAGCGATTGTTTGATTCGGTCTATGAGATAAGCCATTACGCTATTTATCTCAAAGTCCTAACTCTTTTTCTGTTATAATTTTGAATTGCCAACCATGTTCCTTACAGAATAGATCGGCTGCACGCCACTTCTCCTGATTGATAGCATATGTAGCTACTTCCTGAAGAAACTTTTGGGTGCGTCTTTTTTGAATTGGTTTTTGGGTTTGTTTGAATGGTTTAACTTCTATGACCATGGTTATTTCTTTATTTGCTTGACGAATTCTTGCAATAAAGTCTGGAAAGTAACGGTGTACTTTTTGGTCAATTGGTGACTTGTAGGGTATAAAGAGTTCTTCAGAAGCCCACCACACAACCGCAGAATTCTCATCCAAATACTTCATTACACGAAGTTCCCATGACGAGCGGTAAACGATGTTTGTGGCATCGCCTTTATATTTTTGTGGGTTTCGAGGAGTAAACCATCCTTTATATGACATAAATACTATCTATCTATCATAGGAAGTTCATATGCCACTTTTTGGTTTCGGCGATATACAATTCAACAAAGGTGAAACTGCTAGAAAAGGCCCTCTAGCAGACTTAGTTGACAATAAATTTAAAACCACTCTTTTAAAATACCCTTTAGATGTTGGCTCAGCCGACAAAGGGCATTATATGGTTTTTTATATTCGTCAACAAAAAAACACAGCTTTTGCTACAACAACAGTTAGCGAAAATGAATTAGCATCAGCTGCTGAAAGAGCTCAGTCAAAAAATTCATCAACACTATCACAATTAAATTCTATAAATCAGAATAGTTTAAATACTCAACTTGGTGGAGAATTACTAAACAAAGTAAACAATAATTTAAGCGAAATAAACAATGCAACTGGCGGAGCTTTAAGTGGAATAACTTCAGCAATAGGTAAAGCTGTTGGAGGAATTTCAAGTAGTGTTCAAAATTTATTTGGTCAAAAAACAAATTTGATTGGAGGCAATTCTGTTGCCACGCAAGCGATAATTGATACTTCAATAAAAAATATTGTCAGTAATAGTATATTTCCTAAAACAACGCAATTGACTTCTGATTCGATTGCATTATATATGCCAGACACATTATCATATCAATATTCACAATCATATGATACTCCAAGTTTAGGCAGCGAAGCCACAGGTCAAGCTGTTGCTGCAGGTGGTGCTTTATTGGAAAAAATTAAAGAAGGTGATCTTTCTGGTGCAGCTGGTGGTTTAGCAAAAGCTGCAGCAGGTGGAGTTGTAAAAAGTATGGTTGATAAATTTGGTGGTGCTACAGGTCAGGTTGCATTTACCGCAATTACTGGTGCCGTATCAAACCCATTATTGGAGATGATTTATAAATCACCAAATTTTAGAACATTTCAATTTGATTTTACTTTTTATCCAAGAGATGAACGTGAAGCTTTAGAAGTACAACAAATTATTGAAAAGTTTCGTTTTCATCAGGCACCAGAAATTGCTAGTGCAGCAAATTTTTTAATACCTCCTTCAGAGTTCGATATTAAATTTTATTACGGTGGTGCCGAAAATCCAAATATACCGCCTCTTTCAACTTGTGTGTTGGAGAACATTGATGTAAACTATACACCAAATGGTTTTTCTGCGTATGAAGTTCCTGGTGAAAATTTACCTTCTCTTGGTAGAACTGGTATGCCAGTAGCAATTCAAATGACAATGCAATTTAAAGAAACAACTTATCTCACTAAAACTAATTTTAAATCAAATAGTAACGAAAATAGAAAAGAAGTTAAGGGTTTAGGACAAACATTTGATAATCCGGCAGCATAAAAATGGCAAAATATTTTAAATACTTTCCAAAAACTTTTTATACAAGTGATACGAGTTCTACAGGTGTTGATACTGTAACAAATATTATTTCTAGGTTTGCTTTTGAAAGAGAATTAAAAGAAAATTCTACTTCTTTTTATCCTTATCAAATACAAGATTCTGATACTCCAGAAATTATTGCAGACAAATATTATGATAGCCCAGAACGTCATTGGGTAGTTTTATTGTTTAATGATATAATTGATCCACAATTTGATTGGCCTTTAAATTCTAGAGTATTGGTTGATTATATTGATACAAAATATAAAGCAAACGGATCATCAAATACAACTGTTCAAACTGGTCTTGCTTGGGCTATGAGCACAAATAATATTCAAGCACATTTTAAAGTTATTACCACAACATCAAGTGATAATATAGTAACCATAAACAAATATCAAATTGATTCTAATACATATGCAAATACTGCAGCAACAACAAACACCTATACAACAGCAAATAATGAAATTGTAACAGTAAAAGTTTCAAAAGAAACACGTTCTTTTTATGAGCATGAAGTTGAAGAAAATGAAAAGAAAAGAGAAATTAAACTTATAAAAAAAGAATTTATACCTGATATTGAAAAAGAATTTAAGAGAATTATTAAAATATGAGTTTTGAATTAAAAAAATCCACACAGTTTAAACTTAGTGAACTTGTTGTTGTTACTAAAGCTGGGCCTTTAGATATTTCTAAATTGTATGAAGAAATAAACATTTTTGATTCTTTATTTTTACCTGTAGTTAATGGCAATATAGTAGTTCGTGATTCTATTGGTTTATCTGGAAAATTGTTATTTGATGGTTCAGAATCATTATTAATTGATATAAAAAAGAGTGATGAGTCAGATATAGCTGAATATAAGAAAGCATTCAGAATATACAAACAATCTGATAGGCAAAATGATGGAATGAATAATGAATTGTTTACGTTACACTTTTGTTCTGATGAATTAATGTATTCAGATCAACAAAGAATTAATCAAAGTTATGAATTAACATACGCTCAAATTGTAGAAAAAATACTTTTAAATTATTTAAAAGTTCCAAAAAATAATTTAAAAGGCATTTATGATTTAACTTCTGGTCTTAAAAAAATTGTAATACCTAATTTAAGACCATTAGAAGCAATTGAATGGTGTGCTAAACGCTCTGTTGATATTAATCAATCGCCAAATTTTGTTTTTTATCAAAATTCCATAGGTTACAATTTTGCATCTTTATCAAAATTATTAACATTACCTGAAATATTAGATATAAAATTCGAACCAAAAAATCAGCCTGGAGGAAATCCAGGTAGTGAAATTAATACAGCTAGATCAATTGAAGTTGTTTCTCAATCTAATGAAATAGAAAAAACAAGATCGGGAGTTAATGCTTCTAAGTTTATTGGTTTTGATCCATTAACAAGAACTATCGCAACAAAGAATATAAGTTATGGCGATCACTATTCAAATATGAAACACGGTAATGAAAGTCCAAATTTTTCGCAAATACAAAATCGTGATGGTGTAAACAATACAGAAACATACAATGCCAGTAAAACAGTAAATATTTTTGGAGCAGCTAGACAATTTAGTGAATATATTAAAAAGAAAGATCCTTTTTCTATCTCAAAAGAAGAAAATGTTGAAGCTTGGTTGTCACAAAGAAAATCAATTATTAAAAATTTAATGACAAAAAGAATTAAAATTGTAATGCCTGGAAATTTTCAGTTAACTTCAGGATTTAATGTTAATTTAATTGTTCCAAATTCTGGAAGAAAAGATAAAGGTGATGACAATAATGACGCAAGTTTAAGTGGTAAATATTTAATTGTTGCTTCTAGACACATCATCGGTTACGAAAAACACGAAACAATTATAGAAGTTGCTACATCATCTTCAGCTAATGAATTTATACCTGCAAGTAATCCAATACAGACTAAAGCTATAGAAAATTATTGAAATGGAAGATAATCAAGATAATAAAAATTTTGCAGGTAAGAATGGTTTTACTTGGTTTGTTGGAATTGTTGAAGATAGACAAGATCCATTAAAGATGGGTCGAGTTCGTGTTCGATGTGTTGGATGGCATGCTGAAAATAAAATTAATCTTCCGACAGATATGTTACCTTGGGCAATACCAACTTTTCCGTTGAACAATACGAATCCATATGCTCCAAAAGAGAGTGATATGGTTTTTGGATTTTTTGCTGATGGAGAATCAGCTCAATCTCCTGTTATTGTTGGAGTTTTTCCAAGTATACCATTAAAAGCAGGAAATGCACAAGAAGCTTTTAATGATAACCGAGATAGTGGACAATTATCTTCTGCTCCAGTAAAACCATCTGAATCAGCAACTTTATATCCTAGAAGATTAGATGAACCTTCTACTTCACGCTTAGCAAGAAACGATTCTGATTATCCTTCTCCAATTAATCAAAGTAAAGCTTCTAAAAAAGCTTCAAAAGTAGAACCGTCTTCCTACTACAATGCAAAATATCCTTATAATAATGTTTATGAATCTGAATCAGGACATGCATTAGAATTTGATGATACAAAAGACGCAGAACGAATACATCTATATCATCGTTCAGGTTCTTATGTTGAATGGGCAGCTAATGGAGATAGATCAGAGAGAATTGAAAAAGATAAGTTTACTGTGGTTGTTGGAAACGAAAAGGTTTATGTTAAGGGTGATGTGACGGTTTATGTTGATGGAAACGTAACAATGGAAGTTGGCGGTAATTTTACAGCTGATATTGGAGGCAATTTTCAAGCAGACATTGGAGGAACTTGTAAAATAACCTCTGGTGGCAATATGACATTAACTGCACCAAGAATAGATTTAAACCCATAATGCCACACGAATTTGTTATTTTAGTAAATGGAAAATTAGAAACATATACAAGGTATGAAGATATACCTGAAGAATTTGACAATGTGATTAAGTTTTTACCTGAGGTGCCGGATGCACCACATACTGAAGAACAACATGAAGAAATTGAAAGTTGGAATAATAAACTTCAAAAACTGATGGAGAAAGAGCGTGCCCGCAGCAACAAGAATTGGTGATGCAGATGTTACACATTGTTCTGGACCAACTAGAGCTCAAGGTTCAGGAGATGTATTTGTTAACGGTATAGCCTGGTCTAGACAAGGCGATGTGAACACGGTTCATTTATTGCCTGGAGCTCCATGTCCAGCTCATGCAGCTCCAATTGCTGTTGGATCAACAACAGTTTATGTTAATTCAAAGGGTGCAGGTAGAGTTGGAGATGCAATTTCTGGATGTACATCTGTGGCTGCGGGATCAGGTAACGTCTTTGCTGGAGGTTGAATAAATAGAAAATGGCCACCATAGACATAAAATCTCAACGCACCTTTAAAGATTTGGATTTAAAATTTACAAAACATCCAATCAAAAAAGATGTAAATACGCATGTAAATGAATATGCTATTATTAATTCAATTAAAAATTTAATTTTAACGAATCACTATGAAAGACCTTTTCAACCAGAAATAGGTAGCAATGTTAGGCGTTTATTATTTGAAAATGTTGATTCAATAATTGCGGCAAGAATTGAAAGAGAAATAACCGAAGTAATTGGCAATTTTGAGCCTAGAGCTCAAGTTTCTAAAGTTATTGCTACAGCTTCTCCAGATGACAATACATATAAAATAACTTTAGAATTTTATATTATTAATAGTCCAAACCCAATCACAATTAATTTTTTTCTAGAGCGAATTAGATAAAATGGTAGATCGTTTAAGAGTAACAGAACTCGACTTTGATACTATCAAAGCAAATTTAAAAGCATTTTTAAAACAACAAGCAGAATTTCAAGATTATGATTTTGATGGTGCTGGACTTTCTATTCTGTTAGACATTCTTGCTTACAATACTCATTATAATGCCTACTATTTAAATATGGTAGCAAATGAATCTTTTTTAGATACCGCCTTACTCAGAGATTCTGTTGTTTCACACGCAAAATCTTTAGGGTATATTCCTTATTCGTCAAAAGCTCCGGTAGCAATTATTGATTTTACCGTTGAATCAAACAATACAACATCAGGAACATGTACATTACCACAAGGATTTTCTTTTCTTTCTAGCCAAATTGATAGTAAAGCTTATAACTTTGTTGTTGTTCAAGATACAACTGTTACAAAATCAAATACAAAATATATTTTTGAAGATCTACAAATTTATGAAGGTCAGTTCATTTCTTATTCATTCTCTTTTGAAAAATCTTCAAATCCAAAATCAATCTTTCAATTACCAGATCCAAACATCGATACAACAACATTAAGGGTTAGTGTAACGCCAAATTCAGCTAATAGTGCAGCAAAAATTTATCAAAAAGTAACTGATGTTTTAGATATAACTTCTGATTCTGAAGTGTTTTTTTTACAGGAAGGAAGAGGCGGGTTATATCAAATTTATTTTGGTAACGATGTTATTGGAAAATCTTTGCCAGATGGATCAATTGTTACTGCTACATATCTTGTAACAAGTGCAACTGAAGCAAATAAAGCAAATACTTTTATTGCTACTTCTACCGTAGTTGATTCAACTGGTGCTGCACTAACAAATTTTTTAATAAATCCAAAAAGTTCAGCTTCAGGTGGATCTCTTAGAGAATCTGTTGACAGTATAAAATTTTCAGCTTCAGCCAGATTTTCTACACAAAATCGTTTAGTAACAAATAAAGATTATGCTACATATATTTTAAATAGTTATCCAAACATCGAATCAATTTCTGTTTGGGGTGGAGAAGATAATGATCCTCCTGTATACGGAAAAATATTTGTTTCTTTAAAACCAAAAGAAAATTATTATATTTCTGAAGCAGAAAAACAAAGAATTGTTTCTGAAATTATTGATCCAAAATCTGTAATATCGGTTAGTACAGAAATAATAGATCCAACATATTTGTACATTTTAATTGATGTAGATGCTAGATATGATCCTAAAAAAACAACGGTAACTGAACAAAGATTAAAAGATAATATTAAAAACGCTATATTAGAATATAGAAATACTTATTTGAATAAATTTAATTCTAGATTGGTTGATTCAAAATTAGAAGCTTCAATTGATGCAGTTGATTTAAATGCAATTATAGGTAATCAATTAGTTATAAAAGCTCAAAAAAGATTTACGCCAAGATTAAATCAAAATTTTTCATATGAAATAAATTTTAATATTCCTTTAAAAAGAGGAACTACAACGAACAGACTTTCTTCAACAGAATTTCAAACTAGAGATTCATCTTCTGTGTTAAGGACGGTTGTGATTGAAGAAGTGCCATCATCTTTTACCGGAATTTCTTCAATATTAATTACTAACCCTGGTTTAAATTACATAACTGCTCCAACCGTTGTTATTACCGGTGACGGAACTGGCGCTTCAGCTGAAGCAAAACTTGTGAATGGAACAGTTAAAGAAATTGTGATTACAAATAGAGGTATTGATTATACTAGGGCTATAATTACGTTATCTGGTGGTGGAGGTATTTCAGCTACAGCAACCGCACAAATTGATGCAAAGATAGGAACTCTTAGAACAATTTATTATGATTCTACAGCTCAAAGGCAAGTTGTTGATGAAAATGTTGGTGAAATAAATTACGAAACAGGTAAAATTACATTGAATGATATTAATATCGTTACCGTTTCTTCTACTGACGGCCAAATGCGTTTGACCGTAGAATCGGAAAAAGGTATTATTGAACCAGTAAGAAATACTATTTTAACAATTGATAGCACAGATCCATCTTCTGTGGTAACAACTTTAACTGCACTTACTAACTAATGTCATTTTCCAATACTTCACTTTTTGTTAGTGAACAAGTCCCTGAATTTATTCGGGAAGAATATCCATTATTCATTCAATTTTTAAAAGCTTATTATCAGTTTTTAGAACAAGATCAATCAACACTTCCTGTTTTAGCTGGTTCTTTTGTTATTGGAACTCGTTATACTATCAATACTTTAGGAACAACAAATTGGCAAGCAATTGGAGCTCCAGCCGGAGCAACAGTTGGAACTTCTTTTATCGCTACTGGTGTTGGAACAGGCACAGGAACAGCTACACTTACTAATCCAACAAGCAATAGTTTAACATCTTCGATCAAAGATATACGAAATATTAATGATGTTGATAGATCAGTAGATCAATTTGAAGATAATTTTGTGAATAGTTTTGTATCATTAATACCTAAAGATGTTCAAGTAGATAAAGATTTTTTAATTAAAAATATTTTACCACTTTACCTATCAAAAGGTATAGACGAATCTTTTAAATTATTGTTTAAGCTTTTATTTAATGAAGATGTTGACATTATTCTTCCAAAAAGTAGAATACTGAGAGCTTCTGATGGAAAATGGATAATTGAAAAAAGTCTTAAAATAGAAAAAGATGTTAGAAGTATTCATGTTGGTAATGGTAGCAATAAAGAAATTTTGCTTGCTCAATTTGTTAATTCTGGCGAAATAAGTGTTTACATTAATAATACTTTAAAACAAGAAAATGTAGATTACGAAATTCGTAGAGAATCAAAAAAAATATATTTTACAACAACTCCTACTTCTAGTGATAATATAAAAATTGTTTACAATAAATTTGACTATACTATTTTAAAAAATAGAAAAGTTACTGGTTTAACATCTGGTGCTACAGCTCTTATTGAAAAAGCTGTAGAAACAATTATTTCTGAAAACGCAAATTTTCCTTTACCTTTTGAATTGTTTATTGATGGTAAATCATTAGCAGGTAATTTTATAAATGGAGAAATAGTAAAATTTGATGTTATTGCTAGTGATGGTTCTTTAATAACTTTTAATGCTGATACTTTTTCTATTGTAAATAGCATACAAATTAATAATGTAGGTTTTTCTTATAATGTTGGAGACCCTATATTAGTATTAGGTGGTGGTGCTGAAGAAATTGCAACAGCAGAAGTTGAAGAAGTACAAGGAACAAATGTTGCTTCTATAAATGTATCATATGGTGGTGCAGGATTTAAAGCTCAAGATAGTCTTTTTAGAGGTTATTATAATTCTAACGTAGTGACAATAGGAGTTATTACAGAAACAGCTAATACTATTTTTACTAATAATACTTATAGTGTCTTAGCTTCAGGTTACATAGGCCCATATGCTGCTACAACAATTAATGCCGCTAGTTATAATATAGTAAATACTCGAACACAAAATGCAAATACTAGAATTGTGGATGCTTTTAATTCTAATATTATTATTAATCTTGGACCAATCCAAAAAGGTGAAACAGAATGGGTTTTAACCGGTGTTGAAGAAGCAGAAATGGATGTATATCAGGCAGCTATTTACACTGCTGGTGAATTAGATAATTATATTGAAAAAGATCTTAAAGATTTGAGGTCAATTGGCAGGATAGATGTTAGTAAAGGCATTAGTGGTTTAACTACTGTAGGAGGTTTAAATTATAAAGTTGGAGATGAAGTTTATTTTTATTCAAATCCTATAGGAACTAAAGGATATGGAGCTGCAGCTGCCGTAAGTAATGTTGCATCAAACGGCTTTGTTCAAGCAGTACAAATTCAACCTCCTAGAATTGATGGTAATGTTGCCATTACAAATAATTCAATATTAATAATTGGAACTAATACAAATTTCACAAATGATTTACGAGTAAATGATAAAATTGTTATTCGGTGTCAAGAAAGATATGTAAATTCGGTAATTAATACCACACATGCTACTGTTAATGTTGCTTTCCGGTTTACTGATGGAACAACTTCTTTTTCTAATACTAAGTTAGGATCTTATGCGAGGGGTGTTGTTGGAGGATCAAATTATACACAAAATAATTTTCCAAATGTTGCGATTTATTCAACAACAGGCAATGGAGCTCAAATAGCAATTACTTCTTTGATGGGAGATGGAGATAATATATCTACGGATGTAACCTTCAGAGAAGGTGCTATTAAAACAATTAAGATTACTTATCCAGGAAATAATTATAGATTTGCGCCAACAATAGATTTGACACAAAAAGGAAGTGGTTCAGCTTCCGCAACAGCAAATATTGGACCTTCTTTTTCAACTTTTCCTGGAAGATGGACAACAACAGATTCTATTATTTCTAGTTACGAAAGACGCATACAAGGAGGTAATTATTACTATGATTATGCGTACATAACCTCATCAACAATTTCATTTGCAAAATATAAAGATATATTAAAACAACTATTGCATCCAACAGGGTTTATTAATTTTGCTTGGTTTAATATGGAGAAAGAAGCAAATGCGCCAAAATCTCAAGTATTTTATCAATCAACAAATACAATTTCTGGTTTAGTAACAACTCAAAATAATTCAATTTACATAATTGGAAACAACACTTATTTTAGTGTTGCAAATAATAGAGGTATTTTAACTCTTGGTTCTAATGTTTCAGTCAACGGTGAAATTAGAACAATAAACAGCATAATTAGTAACACAAACTTATCAGTATCTCTTGCCTTTACAAAGAATACAAGCAATCAATCTTTAATTATATTGACATAAATAGAATCCATGCCATCAATTATAACCAAAAAACTGTCTTTTAATGCTGCTGAGCAGTTCAAGGAGTCTTTTTCAGAAGAAACTCCAACGATTGCTTATATCACTATTGGAAATCACATAGTATATGCTAACGAATCTTCTCCAGATTCAATAGTTGAAACCGTTTCAGCGGACAAATTGGTTTGGGATAATATGTTTGCTGGAAAAAGAATAACAGGTAATGATGTGCAGTTAGTAATCCCTAGATACAATTGGACAGCAAACGTAAAATACAGAGCTTTTGATGATACAATAGAATTTTCTGAATTATTTAAATCAAATAGTTCTCAGAGTTTAAACCCAATGTATGTTATGACTTCGGCACGAAATGTTTACAAGTGTGTTTCAAATAATAATTCTTCCTTATCAACAGTTGAACCTACTGGAGATTATGTAACTTCAAATGGTAATATTGCTACTGCTGATGGTTATATTTGGAAATACATGTATAATATTACTCCTTTTAACAAATTTTTTACAAATCAATGGATTCCTGCACCAACAAATACATCGGCCTTAGATTTTAATGTTAGTTCATTAAATGTTGTAGATGGAGAATTAACAAGTATTATAGTAACAGATAAAGGAACAAACTATCGTCAAGCTTCAAATATTAAAGTTAATGGTTTTACATCTGGTCAAACAACATTAAAATTATCAAATACTGCTTTAGTTTTAGAAGTTTTTAGTATTCCTACTTTATCAAATTTACAAAACATGTTAATTTCTGGAACAGGAATACCGCCAACAACACATATTGAAGATATATCAATTTCAACTGGTGTTATAAATCTTTCTTCAACAACAACTGGAACTGGAGGGAACACAAATGACCTTTCAATATCCACAAGACTTTTTATTGATGGTTCAGGCACAGGTGCAGCAGCAAATGTTTTGTTATCTGATACTTCTTCAGGTGTTTCTGCTGCAAATGCAAATGTTTCTAAAGTAACAGTAACGAGTATTGGTACAGGTTACACATATGCTAATGCAACAATATATGGTTCAGGAACAGGAGCAAATTGCCGTGTAATTTTACCTTCAAAATACGGCCATGGTTTTAACCCAGCAAGAGAACTAAATGCAAATAACGTAATGATAGCTGTTACTATCGGAGAAAATGATACCACAGAAAGTGGTTTAATTTCTCCAAATACAAGTTTTAGGCAAGTTAGTCTTTTAAGAAATCCTCATAAATATGAAGAACTTTTAGCTTCAAATAATAGCACATCAAATTCAGTATTTTCACAAACAACAGATTTATCTTTGATTGCTGGAGCAAGTTTTAATTTAAACGAATATGTTTACCAAGGCAATACAAGTAGTCCTATTGCTTACGGATTTGTTAATGACCAAACACTTAGTTCTGTAAAATTAACAAAAGTAAAAGGCACATTTACTTCTGGAGGTATCATAACTGGCTTTACCTCTGGAGCTACTAGAACAATAGTTACAATTGATAATCCTGAATTTGAACCATATTCTGGTGAATTTTTATATGTAACGAATGAACAAAAAACAGACAGAATACTTGGTCAAGCTGAAAATATTAAAATTATTATTAATTTTTAAAGGTTAAAAATGGCATTAGTTCAAAATTTTAATGTAAATCCATACTATGATGATTACGATGAAGATAAAAAATTTCTTCGAGTTCTTTTTCGGCCAGGTTATGCTGTTCAAGCTCGAGAATTAACTCAACTTCAAACCATTCTTCAAAAACAAATTTCTCGTTTTGGTAAACATATTTTTAAAAATGGATCGGTTGTTACTGGAGGAGAAGTTTCTGTTTCTACCTCAGTAATATATCATAAACTAAGAACAACAACTGTTGGTGGCCAAGATATTGATGTAAATAATTTTCTTGGAAAAAATATTGGTAATGCTCACGCTTTAGCTTCAAATGGTTCATTAGGAAAAGTTGTTGCGATAAAAGAAGGAACATTAACAGATCCTCCAACAATATTTGTTGAATATAAAACAGGTTTAACTCTTGTAGACAATGAAACTTTTTTTACAATAGATGATGATCAATTTGAAGCTCGTTTATTGCCAATAGAATCTACGGGCAAAGGATCAACTGCAAGTGTAAATGAAGGTGTTTATTTTATAGATGATTTTTTTGTTAAAGTTTCATCTCAAACAATTGTATTGAACAAATATGATAATTCTCCATCATATCGAATTGGTTTAGCTTATCAAGAGAGTATTATTGATGAGAGAACTGATACTACTCTACTAGATCCTGCTTTAAATGCTTCAAACTATCAAGCACCAGGAGCTACTCGTTATAAAGTAGATTTAGTATTAACTGCAAGGAGTTTAAATTCTACTGATGACACGAAATTTATTGAAATTGTTCGAATTGAAAACGGAACAATTACATTAAGAAATAATTACCCTCTTTATGCTGAATTAGAAAAAACTTTTGCTAGAAGAACTTATGATGAATCAGGTAACTATACAGTACAACCTTTTACAATTTATTTAAAAGATCATGTTCCTGATAGTGCATCCAATACTTCAAATTCAGCTTTATTTACTGCTAAACTGAGTGCAGGAAAAGCATATGTACGTGGTTTTGAAATTGAAACTATATCGCCAACAAATATAACATTAGAACGAGCAAGAGAAAAATATGCTGTTCAAAATTATGATATTGCAGCTAACTATGGAAATTATATTACTGTAACTAATGCTAAAGGATTGTTTGATACTGGAACAATGGAAGGGTTTGATTTACATTGTGTAGCTAATGGAAATGTAAGTACATCAAATACCACATCTTACGGTTCTACTAAAATTGGTACAGCAAGAATTCGTGAAATTGAATTTGTCTCAGCTTCCAATACTGCAATTTCAGATACACACAAATATAATTTTTATATCTTTGATACAAGACTTTCTACAGTAACAGGAAATTGTGGAGGATCAGGCAATTCAACACACATAATCCTTTCAACTACCGCAGGTCAAGTATCAAATGTTGCTAATGCTTATTACAATGCTATTGTTCGCATTTCTTCTGGTTATGGTGCTGATAATGTAAAACATAGAATTGTTTCTTACGATCACCTAAACAAAACAGCTAAAATTGCTGATACGTTTGTAACTCAACCAAGAAGCAATTCTTCTTATACAATAGATTTTAATATTAAAGATGTACAATCTTTTATTAAATCAAATTCTAGCGCACATATTCTTTCTTCAGCAAACGTAGATTCTGTTAATAAAACACTTTCTTCTCCTTCGGCTGCTTTTGGAAACACATTTATTTCTGATACGAATTTTAAATCTCTAGTATATCGTGTGCCTCAATCTTTCGTTAGTTTTGGAATGACTGACCAAGATTTTAGAGGTAAAGTTTTATTTAGAAATCAAACGGTAAATGGAGGCACTGGAGCACTTTCTCTTTCTACTGGTTCTGCTACAAATTTGTTTGTTGGCTCAGGTACTTTAAGTGAAGCTCAAGTTTCACAACATTTTTTAGTTGTTGCAAATAATGTTACTTCATCAACAAAGTTTTTAAAAGGTCAAATTATTCCTTTTGGATCTTCTGGTAGTTTTGGTCCTTCATTTCCATTTGATGGAAGATACGTTCAAATATCTGGTGGCGGTTCTACTGCAACACTTAATTTTAATAATGTTGGTGATTCGATAACAGTTGATGTTATAGCAACTGTTGATTTTAATACAACATCTCCAAAAGTAAAAACACTTGTATCGGCTGTAACAAATTCTATAGGAACCGGAGGAGTTTCTCCAGTAGGAAATACAACAGTTTATTTAAATGATAGTCAAGTTGCTCTTGCAGTTCCAAATAAAATTCCTGGAAGATCAGATAGCCTTTACATCTCTGACATTTATAAACTAGAAGGCAAATTTGAAGAAACTTATGGGTATTTTGCTATAACTTCAGGAGGCCGCAGTTATAAATCTTCTTTTAAAGTCATTGATTCAAAAGATATTTCTACTGCTGTTGTTGCTGCAGATTTGTCCGACACATCAAAAGACATTACTGATAGGTATATCTTAAATGATGGTCAAACGGATGCTTATTACGATCATGGTTCTATTACATTAAAAGCTGGTGCTTTGCCTCCAACAGGACAACTTTTAGTATTAGTTAATTATTTTACTCATACTGGAGATGGTTATTTTACTGTTGATTCATATAATAATGCTTCACTTGGAGCAACTGAAGATATTCGATATGCTAAAATACCAAATTATACAAGTCCGGCAACTGGTGAAGTGTATAAACTTAGAGATTGTGTTGATTTTAGGCCAATTCGTACCAATGCTAGTGCTGTTTCAGGAAATTTTACTCTTTCTGGTATTTCAATCCCTAGAGCAGATGAAGCTTTAGAATCTGATTATAGTTATTATATTCCAAGAATAGATAGAATTGTTTTAGGTGAAGATAAAAAATTTAGAGTTGTTAAAGGAATTTCTTCTTTAAATCCAAATACGCCAGCTGAACCAGATGGTACAATGAGTTTGTATACTATTTTTGTTAATCCGTATACTTTTTTTCCTTCTGATACAAAGGTTAAGTATATTGAAAACAAACGATATACAATGCGAGATATTGGTAAATTAGAAAAACGTATTGATAATCTAGAATATTATACTACACTAAATCTATTAGAAAGATCAGCTCAAGATTTAACTGTTCTTGATGATAATGGTTTAGAAAGATTTAAAAATGGTATTTTAACTGATACATTTAGAGGTCATCAAGTTGGCGATGTTAAAAATGTTGATTATAAGTGTGCGATGGATTTTGAAGCTGGAGAACTTAGACCTTATTTTGAAGATGAAAGCATTTCTTTTGTTGTAAATACAAGTTTTACAACTGCTAATGTGGAAGCTGGTCAAATTGTAGTTAGTCCATATACAATCAAATCAATAATTAGTCAAAATGTAGCAACAAATGGAATTGCTGTAAATCCTTTTGTTCTTTCAAATTATTCTGGCACACTTGATTTTACTCCGCCAGGAGATTTTTGGATCGATAAAGAAACACGGCCAGATGTTCTTGTAAACCTAGAAGGCGAAAATGACGCATGGGCTCAAATTGGAGAAGCACTTCACGACACTAGAGCGGCTGGTTGGGGTAATCAATGGAATTCTTGGAATACTTTTGTTTCTGGACAAACTGTTGATGTGCAAACACGGGTTGAAGGAAGATCATCAGGATATCTCGATTATAATGATACTGTAAAATCAACTACTACAACAACATATTATTCAAAAGATAGAACAGGAACTAAAAAGGTTCTTGTTCCTGAAAGAATAACTAAAAGTATTGGAGCTAGGCAAGTTGATCTCTCTATTATACCTTATATTCGAGCTCAATGGATTATTACAGTAGCAAAAAATTTAAGGCCAAATGAATATCACTATTTGTATGCAGAACAAGGAGATCTTGACGGAACAAAATATATTGAATTTCCTTCTATAGCTTGGTTAGCTAATGTAAGTAGTGATTTTAATGATAGTTATGGAGTTTATGAAAGAGTAACTTCTTCTAGTGGTGGTTCAGCTATTGTTGTAAAACAATCTGGTAGATCTTGGTCATTAGATCAACCTGTCATTTATTTAAGTGATGTAAGAGGAACTTTTGCAGCAAATGATACAATTACAGGTACATTAAGTGGAGCTACAGCTAAAATTGATATTATGTTTTGGAATAACGGTAATGTAACATCTGCTACTGCCAACACAGTAACTCTTGGTTCTGGAGCTCCTTATAATAACACATATGTTGATGTTGTAACAACCTATGCAAATGTCACTTGGCCATTTACTGGAACTAAAGTTTTAGAAGATCCAATTGATGCAACACAATTTTATAAAATAAGAATTATTGCTGGTACAGGAATTGGCCAAGAAAGAACAATTATAAATTATAATGGAAGCACTAAAGTTGCAACACTTTCTTCCAATTGGGATGTAAATCCTGATAGCACCTCTCGTTGGTCTGTAGGTAAACCACAGTCTGATGATCATGGCGATATGGCGGGCCGATGGTATTTGCCAAATTATGGCCCAACCGCTTATGACAATGGATGGAGAAGCAGGACAGGAGCTCGTTTAATCAGATTAACGAATTCTTCAACAAATGATCCTCAACTAACAAGTTCTTTTGCAGAAGAACAATGGTATGCTCAAGGTGTTTTAAATACTGTTGAAAATGTTTCGGTTTCTGTTCGTGTTCCTACTATTCAAGTTCAAGCAATTTATGAAAGACAAGATAATATTGCAAAAAGTTCGGTTGTTCAAAGAGAAGTTCTTGGATCAACTCTAATTCGAGATAGAACTCCACCTCCAAGTGGCGGAGGTTCTGGTTGTAAAATTATCTGCTCTGAAATGGCACAACAAGGTTTCTTTGCGCCAGATATAAATGAAGCCGATCAAAGATTTGGTCGCCGCCTGCAACGTAATCATCCAATCATTTATCGTGGTTATGTGTATTGGGCAAAAACAATTGTCGAATGGTTAAAGGGTCGTGGGCCAAGTTTATATCTTTGGGATATGAAAGACAATAACGAAATGCAAAGAAATATAGCACTACATATGACAGAAGTAATTGCAAGACCTTGGTCAGATGAAATGGCATATGTTGAAAGAGTTCGTGACGAAGGTTCTTTAGTTGGTAAACTTGTGTTTTGGTTAGGTTTAATTATTTGTTCAATAGTTGGTTTAACAAATCCAAACCTAAGTAAACCAGATTCTAGATTAAAAGGTTACACTATCTTTACTTTCATGGTAGCATTTTACATATTAGTTTCTTCAATTAATATTGTAACTTCACCGTTTAAAGTAATTAAAGAATACTTCAAAAGTAAATTAATTAGGAATTAATATGGCAACATCGTTTATTGATCCAGTAGCACAAACTTTTTTTGTTGACGCAGCAACATATCCAAAAGGTATGTTTGTACATAGTGTTGATTTAGTTTTTAAGAAAAAAGACCAAGTAACATATCAACCATTTACAGTTCAACTTAGACCTGTTATAAATGGTTACCCACACTCATCATTAATTCATAGTAGTGCAGCTCTTGGCCAAGTATCATTAAGGCCAGATAAAATTAATGTTGTTACTGGTTCTGGTACTAATATTCCAAATCTTTCAAATCCAAATCATTATACAAGATTTAAATTTCCTGCGCCAATTTTTCTTTTACCTGGCGAGCATGCTATTGTTATGTTTACCAATTCTGATAATTATGAAGTTTTTATAGCAGAGGTTGGCGGTACAAGACTTGATGGTTCAGATCGCCGAGTAGATAAACAAGTTTATACGGGTTCATTTTTTAAATCACAAAACGGATCAACTTATACCGCATATCAAGATATTGATTTAATGTTTCGTTTAAACGCATGTGATTTTACACCAAATTCAACTACAGAAGTTGTTTTTGAAAATATAAGTCCAACTTCAAATATTGAATTTGATTTAATGAAAGTTGGAACACAAGAGTTATTATTTGACGGAGCCTCAACAAATTATTCGTATAGATTAAGAGATAATTCTAGCGGCGTTTTAGATACTGAATATACTTCTTTTTTACAAGATGAAAATTTAGTTTTAGATACTAGAAAAGTAGTTTATACCAGTGGAAATTCAGTTTTTATTAAAGCTGGTTTAGTAACATCAGATAATACAGTTTCGCCCATGATTGATTCTACTAGAGTTAATTTGATTGGAGTTAAAAATGTAATTAATGATTGTGGGTTAGCTTTGAATAAATTTACTATTGTTGATGCTGGTAGAAATCAAACAGGTAATGCTACTCTCTATGTTTCTAATAGCACAGCATCTTATTCAGATGTTTATCCAGGTTCAGGTTTTGTAGGAAAAGCAGTAGCTAATACAACATCAGGTAAAATAGAAAGAATTGAAATAACGACTGAAGGTTCTGGTTACGTAGGTAATACGAATATATTTCTATCTTATGATGCAGGAGGTCCACAATCTACTTCAGAAAATAGAGCTGTTATATCTTGCGAATCGGAAATTAGTCCAACAGGTGGACCAGCTGCAGCTCGTTACATTACACGTAGAGTTAATTTAGCAGATGGTTTTGATGCAAATATGATTCGTGTTTACCTTACTGCTTATCAACCATCAGCAACAACTATTGAAGTTTACTACAGAGTTTTAGCAGATGAAGATGAAACTTTATTTGAAGATAGACCTTATGTTAGAATGATAAATGTTCAACAAGGTAATGAATCAATTTTAAATACTCTTAAATCACAAGTTGAAACAGATTTTATAGAATATTTGTTTAAACCATCAACATTAGACTGTTCTTACCTTGGAACAGATGGTGTGACATACAATAACTTTAAAACATTCTCAATTAAAATAGTGATGAGATCTTCAGATACAAATTATGTTCCTATAATTAAAGATTTTAGAGCAATAGCATTAGCACCATGACAATGATAGATTCTAATATTTTAATACAAACTGAAGATGAAAATTTAGTTAGAGATGTAAATTCCAAAGCTCTTCTAAATAATAATTTAGCGGCTTTAAGAGAATATAGAAATAAAAAAAATCTCGTTCAAGCACTTAAAAAAGATGAAAGTGAAACTAAACAACGATTGGCAAAATTAGAATCTGATATGCAAGATATTAAAAATTTACTCATTGAAATTGCCTCACTCCGGAAACAATAATGGCTAATATAATAAGCGCAGTAGTTACCACTAACACATTTTATCAATGGTTATCAACAACTCAAAATATAGTTGATGATATAAATTTATTGAGAGAAGGTGGTGTAACCAAAACTTATGTTGCTAACACCAACATGCATATTGAAAATGACGTTACAATTGGAGGAGATCTTACAGTAAGTGGTAATATCACTTTAGATGTTATTGGTTTTGATAATCTCAATGTAAACGGTTCTGGATATATTTTAGAAGATTTAAATGTTTCTGGTAATGTTAACATACTTAAAACTTTAGATATAACTAGAGATTTGTATGTTGGCAATACAACATCCATTATACAAAATACTGCAACATTTGCTGGCACAACATTTGTTTCATATGGTAATCACGAAATAGCAAATGTGACTTTATTGGTTGGATCTGCTGGTAATCTCTTAAACACAACTTCAGCTAAATCGAATTCAGCTGCTGTATACGCTAACGGAGCTTTCACTGCGGCAAATGTTGCTAGTGCGGATGCTCTTGCATTTTCAATTGCTTTAGGATAAAAGGTACTAAAATGGCAAATAGTTTTAAAAATAATTTAACTAATTCGGTTGGTACTTCAGCTTCAAATGTTTACATTTGTCAAGCTGCAACTCAAACAACAATAATTGGTATGTCTGTTGCTAATAAAACTGGAACAGCAATTACAGCAAATGTGATGATAAATTCCGGCGGCACATTATGCTTTTTAACTCACATGGCACCCATAGCTACAGGTCAAACTTTAGTGCCAATTGGAGGAGATCAAAAATTAGTTTTAGAAGCTGGAGATTTTATAAATGTTCAAACTTCTTTGGCAAGTTCAGCTGATGTGGTTGTTTCAGCTTTGGAGATAACATAAAATGGCTATTCTTGGCGTACCTGCAGGAACATATGGAAGTAATTTAATAACTGCAATTGTTAGTGTAGACACACAAGGTAAAGTTTATCAAATTTCTAATGTTTCAATAGCTGTACCGGCTATTGCTACCGTAAACACCTCTACAAATTTAGATTATCCAGTTTGTTTGGCTTCTTCTAATACTGGTTTACTTTCTCCAAATGTTTTCATATCAAATACTCAATTGTATTTTAATCCAAATACAGCAACTCTTACTTCAATTAATTTTAATACGGTATCCGATATAACATTAAAAAACAATATTTTAGAAATTGAAAATCCAATTTCAATGATTTCAAAATTATCTGGAGTTGAATTTAATTGGAAAGATAACGGTAGAAAAGCTTCTGGTTTTATTGCTCAAGATGTTGAAAAAACTTTACCTCATTTAGTAAATGAAACAACACAAGGTTTCAAAACAATAAACTATCAAGGTCTTATTGCTTATTTGGTAGAAACAGTTAAAGAATTAAATCATAGAGTACAAGAATTAGAAAATAAAAATGGTATTTAAAGTTAATACTGATCAAGATCTTTTAAGCGATGCAATTGATACCGATCTTGAATTTTTAGATAGTATAACCATTGGTGGAACAGTATGGCATTATTACAATAGAAATAGCAATGGAGAAAAATTTTATGATGTAACAGCAAACTCAGCTTCTTGGAGAGAAATAGAGGGAGATCCAGGCTCAAATTATGCTTTTCTTATCAGATCGGATAGAACATTATGGGCTTACGGATATGACCCACAATGGTATACTGGAAGTGCTCCAGGAACAAATATTACATCACCAGTTCAAATTGGAACAAACAGAAATTGGAAAAAAATTTCAGCTTTCAGTTATGTGGCTAACGCTGTTAAAACTGATGGAACTATTTGGTCTTGGGGGCTTAATAATGTTGGTGGCCTAGGTCTTGGTGACCTAATTGATCGTTCTTCTCCTACTCAAATTGGTAGTTCAAATGATTGGTTTGCAATAGAATATGGATTAGCCCTTAAAAATAATGGAACTCTTTGGTCTTGGGGCTTTAATTCTAATGGTGAAGTTGGTGATAATACGATAATTCCCAGAAGCTCTCCTGTTCAAATTGGAACAAACACAAATTGGAAATATATTAGTAGTTCTAGTTCTGTTAGAGCAGCTATTAAATCAAATGGAACTCTCTGGTTATGGGGCAACGCTGCTCGTTTAAATCCGGCTGAAACTTCTCCATTTGGTAAAGAGTATTCGTCACCCGTTCAAATTGGAGCAAACACGAATTGGAGATCAGTTAATTCTGGAGGAATTACAGCATTTAAAACCGATGGAACATTATGGGCTTGGGGAAGTAATACAGTAGGACAACTTGGTGATGGTACAAATATTTCTAGAAGCTCTCCTGTTCAGGTGCTTGGACAAGGTAATGGTCAACTTCCATGGAGATATGTGGAAATTGGCGGAAACAAGTTTTTTTCTGGTAGCAATCACGGTATGGGCATAAAATCAGATGGAACTCTTTGGGTTTGGGGCACATGGAGTTATAATCCTTCAAATACAGCTGACGGAACATGGATTCCTTATCGATCATCTCCAGTTCAACTCTTGACACTTCATGCGACTGCCCCAATACCCGTTACATCAAATGTTGGATTTAGAAAGATTTCTACAATCCAGTCGGCCTCAGGCGTGACGGGTAGTGTAAATTTTTTGGCTTTAAAAGATCCAGGTTTTAAATAATACAAATGACTAATTATCTCATTACTCAAAATAGCACCACAACAGATATATCCAATACTTCACTTGGATCATATGTGTCTACGACTAGATTATTTGACAACTATGGATATATTAGAGATTTTCCTTTACAAAGTTATCTTTATGGTTTAGGCGCAAATGATCGAGCCCAATTAGGTCTTAATGATCAAACTTATCGATCATCTGCCGTTTTACTTGGAAGTGGAGTTGGTTGGGCTTCAATTTCTTGTGATGCTTTAGGTGTTCACGCTATTAAGTCGGATGGAACTCTTTGGGGTTGGGGTGCAAACGATTATGGTCAAATTGGAGATAATACATCAAACTTCTTGCAAGGAAAATCTTCTCCTACTCAAATTGGAGCAGATACTAACTGGTTAATGGTAGAACGAAGTATATATTCAACCTTTGCTATTAAAACCGATGGAACTCTTTGGTCTTGGGGGCATAATTATAGAGCCCAATTAGGTTATGGTCCACCATCTTTTACTTTTGGATCTTTATCCAACAACGTATCTTCTCCAACACAAATAGGTACAGATAATAAATGGGTATCTGTAAAATCTGATCAGGGTAATCACAGAGCGTTTGCTCTCAAATCAGATGGAACTCTTTGGAAATGGGGCATTGATATTAATAATATTACAATATTTTCCTCTCCAACCCAAATTGGATCATCCAGAGATTGGAGTAAATTAGTAGACACCTATGCTGTAATTGATAGATATGGGACTCTTTGGATTTGGGGTCAAAATTTTTACGGAGGGTTTGGAAATTCTACTAGCGGTTATTCTGATACGCGGGGAGAACCTGTACAACTTGGTACAGAAAATAATTGGAAATCAGTAATAAGATCAGAGATCAGCGCTACAGCAGTTAAAACCGATGGAACATTATGGGCTTGGGGAGGAAGTTTCTTAAATGAACCGCCTGGTACTGGATCGGCAAAATCATCTCCGGTACAGATTGGAACATCAAACGATTGGGTAGAAGTTTTTCGTTATAATATGGCTATCAAAGCGGATGGAACTCTTTGGGGGTGGGGCAGTAACGTACCTTTTAACGGATATAGGCTCGGCGTAACAGGACCAGAAAGTTCACCTGTTTTATTTGGTTCGTGGAATCCTAGCAGGACTGATTGGGCCAATAATTGGGTAAGTGTATCATCTGTCGCTTCTGGATTTGTTGGTATAAAAGATGAAACTTTTTTTGGTTAAAACAAAATGACATATAGATCGAGGAATAAAGACGTTACTTCTAGATTTTTAAAACCTAATATTTTAAAAAGGGTAACAAAATTTGGTCATATATTCATTTGGGGAGATAATTCACCTGACGGAAGATCTGGTATTATTGGTGACGGAACAACAATTTCCAGATCATCACCTGTACAATTACAATCTTCCCAATTTTGGAAAGAAATTGATATATCTGGTCATGCCTTAGCGTTAAAAACGGATGGAACATTATGGAGTTGGGGAAAAAACGAATATGGCCAATTAGGAAATAGCACAACAATCAATTTATCTTCTCCTGTTCAAATTGGAGTTGATACAAATTGGGCTCATATATCTGCTGGTAATGCACATAGTAGCGCTGTAAAAACGGATGGAACATTATGGAGTTGGGGAAGAAATGAATACGGTCAACTAGGAACTAATACTAGCATAAGTATTAGTGTATCTTCTCCTGTTCAAATTGGATCAAACACTTGGTGGAAATATGTTGTTTGTGGATTAGATACAACATTTGCTATTAGAGGCGATAAAGATGAAGGTAGATTATACTCTTGGGGTTCTAATGATTATGGTACTTTAGGTATTAATAGTGGTGTTCTTTTACATCGATCTTCTCCAGTTCAAATTGGATTAGACAGGACTTGGAAATTTGTTAATCCTTCTTCACGCCAAAATGTAGTGACAGCTATTAAAGTTGACGGAACTCTTTGGGTTTGGGGCCAAACTCAAGAGCGTTTAGGAATAAAAGTAGACCGATCTTCTCCGGTTCAATTCGATTCTTCAACTAATTGGAAAAAAATTGCTGGGCCAAATTCGCTAGCAGCAGACATACATTTTTTAGCTATTAAAACCGATGGAACTCTTTGGGGTTGGGGATCTAATGGTTATGGACAATTAGGTTTGCCTTTAATTGGATCAGAAGCTGGCTTAGGTTTAGCACAACGATCTTCTCCAACACAAATATCCAGTAGAAGTGATTGGACAGAAATTTCCGTTTCACAAGATACTTCTTTTGCTCTTAAAGAAGATGGAACATTATGGGCTTGGGGAAGAAATGAAGCCGGAGTATTTGGAAATAATCAAGAATCTCCACAAGGTACAAGAGGTGCAATAGGAGTATCTTCTCCTGTTCAAATAGTCACAGACAGAAAATGGAGTACAATCTCCAGCTCAAAACTTTTTACACCATATTTAAGTGGAAACAATACAATTGCCGCTATTTCTAATTTGTATTATTGACAAATAAATAAAGATGTGTTATAATTTCATGTTTAAAGGTGATAATTATGAAAATAAATATTGGTTCAGGCAACAAAAGAATTCCCGATTATATTAATATAGACAGTTATGCTGGTTCTGAACCAGATCATGTTCTAGATTTAGAACGGGATAATTTGCCTTTTGATAATGATAGTGTAGACCATGTGATTGCACACCACATACTTGAACACTTAGGTGATGGTTTTTTTCATTGCATTAAAGAACTTTTTCGTGTTTGTAAACACGGCACTCAAATTGATATTAGAGTTCCTCATCCTCGACATGATATTTTCCTCATAGATCCCACACATAAAAGAGCAATCTATAGCCACACTCTTGATATGTTTTCCAAAAAAAGAAATAAGGAAGACATTAAAAGCGGCGGAAGTGAAACTCCTCTTGGATTAATTCACGATGTTGATATGCGTGTTATAGATTATAAGTTTGTTCTTGATCCTTATTGGGACAAAATATTCAAAAATTATAATGATGAACAATGTATTCATGCTTCCAGAACACATAATAATGTTATTGCTGAAATATTAATAACATGGTCGGTTCATAAAATAGATGAACCACAAAATATAATGTATCAAGTTGCTAATACTTAAAGATGTTACATCGATTAGTTAAAATAATTAGTGTAGACGATTTTATTACAAGAGAAGATTCTACAAATATTGGCAATATTACTAGCAATTTGAGCTTTGTAGATAAAGAATTTGGAAAAGAAATACCAGATTTCAATATGATACCTAAAGATATTGAAGAAAGATTTAAAATTGTTTTAGGCACTAATGTTATTGTCAATAAAGAAAAATCAGGAATTTTTAGGCATCCTTTTCCTTTTATTCATTTTGAAAGTTTTGAAAAATTAAACGAATGGATTTTTGTTGTAGCATTAGACAGGACTTTGTTAAACATCTATGAAAATTTAAACGGTCCTAAAACTGCTTTAGAAGAATATAAATTGAATTATAGAAATTTACATGATTGGGATTTAATTGTATCTTATGATTTTAAACCAGGCCAAGGCGTTTTGTTTAGACCATGGTTGTTTCATTCTTTTTCAGGCGGCTTAGTACAAATTTTTAGATTAGAAGAAAAAAATGAATGATCCTCTATCAACAGCTAAATTTCTTATTGACATTAATCAAAAAGAAAAAGCTAAAATTGTTTTAGATCTAATGTTTCCTTATGCTCAAAATATAGAGCATTTTGATGAATTAGGACAATTATATGTGAGATGTAAAAGTTTTGATGGATCATTAAAAATAGCATTAAAGATGTATAATGATTTTTCTTTACCAACAGAAGAAAAATATAAAGTAAGAACAAATATTATAAGAGGTTACCTTCAACTAAACAAACCTGAAGATGCTTTAAAATTTATACAATTATCTCTAAAAGATAATCCTGATGATCCAGAACTTAGAATGGAAGAAGCTTTTACTTATTTTTTATTAGATCGAAAAGATTTAGGTGAAAAAGTTTTAAGGGATATTCTAACTAAACCTCACGATGAAGAACTTGGTAGAAAAGTAAAATTTAATCTTGGCACATATGATCTGAGAAATGGATTATTTAAAAAAGGTTTGAGAGAAGTCTTGTTAGGAGGTCGAGCGTTTAATTCTTGGCATGAATTTCCTTTTCCAAAAACTAATCTTTGGCAAGGAGAACCAGCAAAAGGAAAAACCATACTTGTTTGCGCTGAAGGCGGTATTGGTGATGAGATTATCTCTGTAAGGTTTATGAAGCACCTTAAAGAAAGAGGTTTAAATCCTATATGGTTTTCAAACAGTAAAGCCGTTATTAATATATTTGAAAGATGTGGTTTTCCTTGCATGTCAAATGTCAAACAATTACCAGACGATTGGTTATGGACATATTCGATGCCTGTACCTAGTTACTTAGAACTAGAACAAAATGAATTATGGTATGGGCCATATTTGTCACCCATCAGAAAAGCGCCAAAATTAGAAGGTAAGAAAAAAATTGGTATTAAATCGATGGGAAATCCACACTATGACCAAGACCTTCATCGAACTGTTCCTTTTGAGCAAATGATAGATTGTATTCCAGAAGATTATACAATTTATTCCTTTCACATGGATGAAGATTTTAATCATCCAAGAGTGATTAATTTAAAAGACAAAATTAAAAATTGGGATGATACCTTCGACTATATCGATCAAATGGACATAGTTGTTTCTAGTTGCACCTCTTTGATTCATGCAGCAGGAGCTATGGGAAAACTTTCTGTGGTTTTAACACCACTTTTAAACTATTATACTTGGGCAATACCTGGTCATAAAACAAAATGGTATAATGATAATCTTACTATTTTTAGACAAAAACGATATGATAATTGGGATCTACCTTTAGCAGAGCTTAAAGAATACCTACATGAAAATTAACTTTGATATAAAAAATATTAATATAACTTCAATTAGATCCGATGAAGAAATATCCGAAGTGCCTTGCGGTACTTGCACTTTTTGTTGTGAAAAATTATCTCCATATCTTACAATTGAAGAAGTTGCTTCTGGTAAATATCCAATCAGCTTATTAAATCCAAATGAAGGTCATTTAGAAATAAACCCAAATGTTGGTCCAACAATTGTTCTCTATAGAAAAAAAGAAGGTGGATGTGGTATGTTCATTAATGGTAAATGTTCAATATATGAAGATAGGCCAATAGCTTGTCGTCAATTTGACTGTCGTAAAAATCATCACCCAAATATACCAAATATGACTTTAAAATAATGGATAAAACTTATCACTTTATGGCAGGACTATCAAGATCAGGATCAACTGTTTTAGCTTCAATTTTAAATCAGAATCCAAATGTTTATGTTACTCCAACTTCTCCTATGCTTCAAGTAACTTCAAAACTTCAAGAAATATGGGATAAAGAACCAGCAGTTAATGCAAATCGTTTTGTTGAACAAATTAATAATATAACAAAAGCAATACTTCCTGCTTTTTGGAAACATCGTTCAGAACCAATAATAATCGATAAAGACAGAGCTTGGGGAAAAAATATGTTATATGCTTCGGAATTATTTGGTAGAGAAATGAAAGCTATAGTAACAGAAAGAGATTTACCAAGTGTAATGGCAAGTTGGCTTTCATTAATTAAAAAAGATATAACTTCAAATGTAGATAAGATACTACACGAAAATAACTGTTTAATAAATGATGATACTCGAATGGGATTTATCTGGTATGAAATAGTTAAAGAAGATATGGAAGTTTTAAAACAAATTAAAATAGAGGCGCCAAACAAAATTGTAATTGTGAATTATGATGATCTTATTAATCAACCAATAAAACAAATACAAAAAATTGAAGAATTTTTAGAACTACCAAAATGGAATTATAATTTTGATGATATAGAAAATGATACGCAGGATGCTGATTTACTTGCTTGGGGTATTGAAGGATTACATACAATTAGGCCAAAACTACAAAAGACAGCTAAAGATCCAAAAGAAATTTTAGGAGAAGAACTTTACAATCGTTTTGTTGAAATGGAGAAAGATTATAAAATATGAAAAGAATATTGATAATGGGATTACCAGGATCTGGTAAAACATATTTTGCAGAAAAATTAAAAAAATATCTAGAGGATCATTCAGAATTTTTTAATATGGCTGATAATGTTGGTGAAACTAGAGCTAAAGTTAAGTGGATAAATGCAGACGATGTAAGAAAAAAATATAATGATTGGGATTTCTCTAATGAAGGCAGAATACGTCAATCAATCAGAATGAGAGAGTTAGCAGATTCTTTTTTAAAAGATTTTGTTATTGCAGATTTTATAGCTCCATTACCAGAAATGAGGCATAATTTTAAAGCAGATTGGACCATATGGATCGACACAATCGAAAAAGGTAGATTTGAAGATACAAATAAAGTTTTTGTTCCTCCAGAGGTTTATGATTTTCGTATAACAGAACAAAATGCGGAGAAGTGGGTAGAATTTGTTGGTGACCATATACTTTCTGACCGGCGCCGGCCAACTTTTGATTGGAAGAAAGAAACTGTTCAAATGTTAGGTAGATGGCAACCTTGGCATAAAGGGCATAGGGCTTTATTTGATAGAGCAATCTCTAAGACAGGACAAGTTGTAATTATGATTCGTGATTGCCAAGGTTGGAATGGATCAAATCCTTTTGCGTCAAACCAAGTTAAAGAACTCATTAAGAAAGACCTCGACCCCCTTTATCAAGGTCAATATGAAATTCTTCTTGTGCCAAATATTGTCAATATAACCTATGGACGAGATGTTGGTTATAAAATCGAACAAGAAACCTTTGATGATACAATTCATTCAATATCAGCCACTAAAATTCGTCAAGAAATGGGTTTAAATTAGATTTTTTGGTAAGTACCCGTTTTAACTAAATAGACGATAAAACGGGAGTAATTTGTGGCTGCTTATTCAGAACTTAATATCGAACAAAATGCGTCTTTTTCTGTCATAATTAATGTTGATGATATTGGCGGTGATTCAATTAACTTGGCAGGTTATACCGCTGCATCTCAAATAAGAAAATCATATTATTCTTCAGTAGCCAATAACTTTACCGCAACAGTTACGGGCATCTCAAATGGTGAAATCACTCTCACGATGACAGCAGCCAATACTGCAAATATAACTCCCGGAAGATATTTGTATGATTTGGTTATTACAGCTCCAGATACCACAAGAACAAGAGTTGTTGAAGGCATAGTAAATGTTCTACCTGGAATAACACGATAATGGATATAGGCGCAATTAGAATACGGCCAGGTGTTAAACCTAAATTAGCATCACAAAATTTTACACCAAGTGCAAATGTTGCTGAGCCTCAAATAAATCTTTTAGGCAAAGTACGAATTACTCAAACAAACAAATCAGTAATGATTTCGCAAAATTTCCGACCAAAACCAAATGTTGCTTTAGCAGAACTTGTTGATGTTACTGGCTCAGCTGAAGATGGAGATAGTGTTGTGTTTAATGCGGACACAGGAAAATACGAAATAAAACCACCAGTTACAATAATAGTCGGAGGCTCATTTTAAATGGCTAATACCGTAATACAATTAAAGTTTTCTACAGGAACGGCAACGCCAACCTCTCTACTTGCCGGTGAACCAGCTTATTCATATGCAAGTAATACTCTGTTTATTGGTTCACCTGATGGCACAGGTTCGATTGCAATTGGCGGTAAGTTTTACATTGATAAGTTTGAAAGAGCTTATAATCATGCTAATGCTGCCTATGACCTTGCAAATACTGTTGCTAATGCTGGTGCTGATGTATATGCAAGAAATCACGCTAATGCAGCTTTCATTCAAGCAAATACTGCTCTCGTAACTGCTACTTCGGCTGGAATCTATGCAAACGGCGCTTTTGCTGCAGCTAACTCAGCAAGCATTTATGCTAACGGCGCCTTTGCTAAGGCCAACAATGAAGCTGGTGTTAATAATACACAGAACACCAATATTACTAATGCACAAAATACTGCTACTGCTGCTTTCATTCGTGCTAATAATTCGATTAATGCAAATACTGGCGGCACAATCTCTGGTGATTTAAGTATTACAGGCAATTTAAGTGTTTTAGGTAATACCTTTACTGTAAGTTCTTCGCAGATTGTTGCTAATGACAGTTTAATTATTCTTGCTGCAGGTAATTATACTTCAGACATACTTGATATTGGTTTTACAGGTCACTATAACGATGGTGTCAATGCTCATACCGGTCTTATTCGTGATGCAGGTACAAAAGAATTTCAACTTTTTGAAGGTTATACAGCAGAAATTGGTGCTAACAATAACATCGATATTAATAATCCTTCATTTAAGATTGCAACTCTTAGGGCTAATCTAAAATCACAGTCAATTACATTAAACGGACAAGATTTACAGACATTAGTTTATAATTCTTATAATACCGCTAATGCAGCTTTCATTTCTGCAAACAATATCAATGGTGTAAATCTTTCACAGAACACCAATATTACTGCTGCATTTGATCAGGCTAATGCCGCTTTTGCAGCTGCAAACGCCGCAGGTTCTTCTGCATATGTACAAGCCGCTTTCAATCATGCTAATGCGGCATTTAATCAGGCTAATACAGATTATACAACAATAACAGCGGCTGCAGGAAGTTATGGTAATGGTGCAACAATTGCTTCATTTACATTAGAAGCAAATGGCCGAATCTCACAGGCCAATTCAACACTTATTGGCATTTCTGCATCGCAAATTACTTCAGGTACATTAGGTGTTGCAAGAGGCGGTACTGGTGCAGGAACATTTACAACAAACGGTGTTTTACTTGGCCAAGGTTCAGGAGCATTTACTACCGCATCTTCATCAACTGAAGGTCATGTTTTGACAATTAATAATACTGGCGTTCCAACATTTGCTCACCTATCTGGTGGAACATTTTAAACAATGATAAGGGGTCGTTATGAATGTAGAATTTTCAAATGCTTACCAGGAGATATTGCTTGATAACTTAGTTTCAATCATTAAGCAAAATTTTGTATTTCAAACTCAGTTAAAATTAGCAGAAGATACCGGTAAAGCAAAAGTAGAAGTAGAACAAAAATATAATGAGCTGATTAAGACTTATGAAGAATTAAAAGAATTCAAAATGAAAGCAGAAGTAAACGCTACTGCTCATGAGGAAAAATCTAGGTTGCAAGGTGCTTTAAATGATGTAATGAAGAAAAATACAGCCCTTCAAAAAGATTTAGAAAACAAAAAAACAGAAATTACTAATCTAAAAGAATACGTTGAAAAATTAGAAAACATTGCCACACCTTCCAAATTAAAGAAGTTAAATCCAGAAAAAATGGAAGAAAAGAAGGTTGAGCAAAAAGTTACTGATCTTTTTAATATAAAGGTAAATGACGGCAGCTCGTTCTAATGTCTAATACAGTCATTGAGTTACGGCATTCCTATATTAGTGGGAATGTTCCTACTAGCCTAGCAAATGGTGAAATTGCCATCAACACATATGATGGCAAAATTTTCTATCGTGGTGGCCCTTCCAATACAATCCAGACCATTGAAAGGTATGAAGGCCCGGCGGGTTTAGATACTGAAATCCAATTCAATGATTCTGGTATTCTTGGTTCTTCACCAAGATTAACCTTTGATAAAGCAACAGGCCTCTTTAGAACTGGTAATGTAACAGCTAATACTGTTGCTACAAGAGATTACATTCAGTTTGGTGATGGTAGTCGGCAATATACTGCAAATGCTGGATCTGGAGGTGGCGGTAGTCCACTAACCGTAAGCCTAACTGATGATTCAAATAACTATACAAATGTAGTAACAGCTGTAACTGGCATTCGTTTTGATGCCAACTCAGGTTTTGATGTAACGAATTTAGGATCTGGCAATGTAAAGATTGCCATGAACTCCACATTTAAAACGTGGAAGATTGCAGGTCAAAATGATCTAATTGCGAATGGCCTAGATACAATTGCGTTTGTTGCATCTAATGGTATTTCAATTACCAGCAATACGCTGGCCAATCCGAAGTCAATTACTTTTGATGGCGGTAGAATTTTTAATCATGCTAATGCTGCATTTAATGCTGCAAATACCGGTGGTGGTTCAGGTAGCAATTTAATTAAAACTTTCAATGTTCTAAGTGATTTTTCAGCGCCAGTTCCAGGTAAAGCCATATTTGTACCTGAAGCAACAAACACCATTCGCTCAGTTCGCTTAACAAATGGAGGTCCTGTAGATAGAAATTTGACCGCAGGCCTGTATAAAAATGATATTCTTTTACAATATTTTACATTACCTATGGGTCAGTTTACAGTCAAATATAGTGATTTAGACTATGCAATAATTACTACTGATTATATAAAAGTTAGTATCATAGAAGGAATAGGCAGTAATTTTTCTATGACCTTGTTCAATACTTGATAATGGTTTAAAATACTAAATAAGCGGAAATCCACAACTTTAACTAAATAATATACAAACTAAATCCGTAAAAATTGCGGTACATGTTCTAGGAGAATAATTAATGGCAACACTAAATGAATTAGGTAGAAATAGTGCCTCTATTACCTATGGCCCTTATACAACAGGTGCGGATATATGGCCAACTTTTGCCTTAGTAGATCAATGGTTAAGAAATGATACTCTACAGGGTTATGTCAATATTACTAATCCAGGTGGCACCGGAACCGTAACGGGTGTTGGAACAATTTTCACTACTCAATTAAGAGCAGGTGATGTAATTAGTATCTACGGCCAAGTTCGTACTGTTGCGGCAGTTGCTTCTGACACTTCTTTTACTGTTACTGCACCTTGGACAAGAACACCAACAGACGCATGTGCAGTTAAATTTATTCAGTACACTTTAACAGGTACCGCAGATGTAACAAACGTGTCTGGCAATACTTCAGGTACTGTGTCTGTTACAAACGGTTCCGCAACGGTTACAGGTAACGGAACATTCTTTTTAACTGAAGCTACATTTGATGCTGCAAATACAGCAGGAGTAGCTGGTAGAACAATTGTTATTAATGGTCGTGTCAGAGTTATTAGTGCTATTGCAAGTAATACCTCTATGACCCTAGGTGCAGCAATGGACTTTACAGATGCTGGACTACGCTATAGAGTAACTCCAAGAGGAACTGTTGCTGTGAGTGGCGGTTCAGCTTCTGTAACTGGTACTGGCACTAACTTTACTGCTGATATTATTTCAGGAGAAGAAGTATATATTGGAGATGAATTACGAGTATTTACTCCAACAACTGCAACAGCTGCTACGCTTACAACTTTACCAGGACAACCAGCAGCAGCAATGACACAAGGCGTACTAGGTATGCCAGTTCGTGTAAAAGAAACTTATTTGACTGGCACAGGAACCACATTTACAACAGAACTTCGTGTGAATGAAGAAATTATGATTGATGGTTCTGAATATTCAGTTAATGAAATTTTATCAGATACTCTTATACGATTAAATCGTCCAATTGTAAGCAATCTTAGTGGTGTTGCAATCTACAAGAAAAGAAAACTCCATGGTTGGATACTAGAAGGAACCCGTGAAGGTAGTGGTAACACAGCTCAGCACGCTAACGGTAAATTAGGTATTGAGTCCACAATGACCGCAACTGCTAATACAGTATTTCCGGCAGGCACAACATTAGTAACAGTTACTTCTGCTACTGGTTTCACTTTAAATAACATCGTTAAAGTACAAAGTGGTGGTGGTCAAGCAACACGATTGACCGGTAATATTCTTACGGCGGCAGCTACAACACAAGTTAACGGTCAATCAACACTCTTTACAACCGAGCTTCATGTTGGTGCTGAAATCGTTATCGCTGGTCAACATTTAGTTGTTAACGCAATCAGTAACAACACAACATTGACGGTTAACCTGCCAATTACTGTTACTAGTCCTGTTAGTTTATACAGATCAGTTCCATTGTTTACTTATCTTGCTGGTGTTGCTGGTAATAACCTTACACTTGGTAATCCACTTTTAAACACTATAACTTCTGTTGGTGCTAACCCACCAAAACTCTTTACTCCAGGTAACTTAACAACGGCTACAATTGCTGGTGCTGACTTTATTGAGTACGTTTATTCTTGTCCAAACAAATCAGCTGAGGCAACCACAACATTACGCAACACAAGTAATGACCGCAAGTTCATGGGATTCAGATACTTCCCATTGTTTAATACTGGTGTCATTACAACTGCTAACGCAACTTACTCATTACCAGTTTATGAGCGTTGGTTAGGTTCTTATGGTGCTACAAACGGTGTTGGTGTTAACATCGCTGACCAATCAGGTGGTATTGTTGCTCAAGTTTCTCAAACAACTACATCGTTAACAGTTAACACGATGACCTCTGGCCAAATCAGAATTGGTACATTTATGGGTTCATCAATTGGTAACGTAACTGCCTTTGGTACTGGTACAGGTAACACAGGAACATATACGGTGTCTGGTTCACAAACACTTACAACAGTTACAGTTAACGGTTCTACTGGTCCTGGCCCAGCAAGTAACGCTAACGATGTTGTTTCGACAACACAAACATCTGGCGGTTTCTTGTATCTCTTTGGAAATCCTCGTTACTTTATCATACAAGGTAAATCTTTTGCTAACCTAGCAACAAACTGGCTAGGTTGCGTTGAGTTTGAAAGAGCTCAACCAGAAGATGCTTCGACAGGTCTTGGTGTTACAGGTATTAACTTCTCAGTATCGCCTGCAAACAACAATATTACTGGTGCAACTGCAATAAGTCCATGGCCAACATATGCTCACATTAACGGAAACAGATTCCCGGTTGGCGCTCAATTGTTCCCAACTTTCCCTGTTCTCCAAAACAGTCCGGTACATGGTTGCGTGTTTTCTGTGCCTAGAGCTCGTAACTCCGCTGGTGACCTAGTTGATCACAATGCACACGTTTATAGTGCTTGTACAATTACAACTGGTCGCTGGGGACATTTGTATGAAATTGGTGGTTCTGGTGCTTATCAGGGAACTAACGCACCAGTTGCTGGTATTCTGACAACTAATCCAGCTAACACGATTCCTCAACCTCATTTGGGTCATCTTGTACCTGTTGCAACCAATGTATACAACAGTAAGCGCTTTATGTTTAGTCCAGTTGTTGTTCTTGGACCAACATATGATCCAGATATTCGTGGTAGATTTTACGGATTGAAAGTTATTCCAAGTGCTCTTGGTACTTTAATGGATACAGTAAGCATTACTTCTGATAGTGATTTCTTCTATGATTCAACTCAATCTGCTGTTGATCATTGGGTATTAACTTCTACAGTTGTCACTACAAGATTCCAATTCTTTGGTACAACTATTTCTCAATCATACCGTAGTTTGGAAGATGGTACTGGACCTCAAGCAATTAATACACAGGCAGCATTTACTAATAACTTCCGATTCGCTATACCTGCTTAAACAGCAATTAAACTTAGAAGTGTTTGGAAATAGCCGTCTAGTACGGCTATTTCTTTTTAGGAATAAACAAAATTTTTGGTAAATAGCCTATATGCCAGCTTTAATTTTTCCCGCTCCAGGTCCAGTAGGCAATAACAATGCACAATGGACAGATACAGCTAATTCATTTACTGGTTTTAGTGTAACCAAAAGTTTTATTTCCAATAAAACTAGCCTTCAATTAAAAAATCCTTTACCAAAAAATAATGAAGTAAACAACCGCAAAGTAGGTAATGTAAACCGTAGAGATGTTATTCGAAGTGCTTTACCAAAAACTTATGAATCCACATTATTTAAATCAAATATAGTTTCTAAGGGTCTTGTAGTAAAAAATGCTTTTTCGAAAGATTTAGATGAAAAGGTATTTGATGTTTCTTATGGCGATTTTAAATTACCTATTGCTCAAACACAGGTATTTTCTTTAAATAAAATAGTTACTCAATTAAACAAAGCTTTTACAGTTTTGCGAACTCCTTTACCTAATCGATTGTTTGGTAAATTAAAATCTGTTGGTAAAGTAAAAACTGATGTTATTTTTTCTTTAAAAACAACAATTGCTAATGTTTCTTCTAATATTCGCCAAAATACAGTCAGTACAACTACTGCACCAATTAATGCTCGTGAAAACTTCTATTACTTTACCATAGCTCCTGGTAAACGCCAAGATCTAGCTAGAGATATATTTTTTAGAACAACACCAGGTTTAATTGATATACGTTCTCTTAGTAGACAAGCAAATATAACCTCAAATGTAGCACAAGCTAATGTTAGCACAAAATTAGCTCCAACCAATGCTCGTGAGAATTTCTATTACTTCACAATAGCTCCAGGTAAAAGAGCGGATAGAGCTAGAGATATTTGGTCTCAACCAGCATTAAGTCTACTGTCGAATGTTATAATTAAGGTTGATGCCTCCGCAAATGTTAATTATTCTGGGAAAAAAGGAGCAGATAGATTACAAGTATTTTCTTTAGGAACAACTATCGCCAATGTTTCTTCCAATGTTCGACAAAATACCGTAAGCACACTTTTAGAGCCAACCAATGCTCGTGAAAATTTTTATTATTTTACCATAGCTCCAGGTAAAAGAGCAGATAAAGCCAGAGCAATATGGTCTAAAACATTTCCGGCTTACATCAACATTGCAGCATTAAATGGTAGACAAGCAAACATATCTTCTAATGTTCGCCAAAATACCGTAAGTACACTTGTTTCGCCAACCAATGCCCGTGAAAACTTTTATTATTTCACTAGAGCACCAGGTTTAAGAGCAGATAAAGCTAGAGCACCATGGTCTAAATCTCTTACAATAACAATTAGTAAAGATGCAAGAGGAGTCATAACTTCTAATGTTAGCCAAAATACAGTTATTACACTTTTAGCTCCAACCAATGCCCGTGAAAACTTTTATTATTTCACTAGAGCACCAGGTTTAAGAGCAGATAAATCTCGTAGGCCATGGAGTAATGCTTTATTACCTACAGTACCTGCTTTTCCTAAATCATTAGAAGCTAAAGTTGTAACGGTATTAAACAATCCTAAACTCATTGTTAAAACACCACTTAGCAACCGTGTTTATCTTGATACACTTAACGTAAGTAATTTTATTGCTCAATCTAATGTTTACCCAACTACAGCTCCTACAACTCCAGGAGAAAATTTATATTATGCAATAATAGCACCAGGTTTATATTCTAGTCGAAGCCGTTTTGCTGCAACTCCAACTCCTCAAAATAGATTTAATGTTACTGAATTAACAAAACCAATAGTTCGATTAAAACCTGCTTTTCCAAAATCTTTGGAAGAACAGGGGTATAGAGTTAGCACATTAAAATCTGGTTTTGTTGCCAGAAATATTTTTCCAAAAGATTTAGATGAAAAAATATTTGATGTATCTTATGGTAATTTTAAAACACCATTTACAAAAACTCAAGTATTTGATTTAAATACTACTTTACCCCAATTAAACAAAGCCTATATTGCTTTAAAAGATGTTTTTCCAAAAGATTTTGATACTAAGAAATTTAATTCTAATTTTATCTCTAAAGGTTTTGTTGTACGAAATGCTTTTTCTAAATTTTTAGAAGAAAAAATATTTGATACAAATACATTAACAAAACCTATTGTTGTTATAAAAAATGCTGTATCTAAAGAGTATGACCAAAGGGTATTTAAAGTAGACTTAATTGAACCTTTTAAATTAAATCAATTTCAATCAACAGTATTTAACTTACAACCAAATTTAGGTAAAATAGCTAGCATTATGTCCAAAACTGGCAGAGTATTTTCTGCCGCTGATCCAGCGTTTAGAGTTAAGTCTGAACCATTACAATTTTGGAACTAACAAATAGCATAAATAGAAGAACTATTGTTTTTTTATTTTTTTAAGGACAGTCAAATGTATAATGAACTTTTAGCAATGTACCCTGGATTTCATCGTTTCTATGAAGTAAATTTGCCAATAACGGCTGCCATGAACCTTTGTGCTCGTCTTTCGAGCGCTGATGAGCATGTTGTGCAATATGGTGGTAGAGTAATCTATACTACTAATCGTGAATTTAATATGCCTGAGTTGACCCCTATTCTACCTTAAAAAAGAAATAAAGTGTCCAAGGTAGGCATAGTAAAGATACGGCAAGCAACTAGGCCGTCAATTGTTTCACAGAACTATTCGGCCAAAATTGATATATCAGATATAAGTGGAGTAAATTTAAGTGGTGTTAAAGAAGGTGATATATTAATATACAATTCTAGTACTGGAAACTTTGAAGTAAGTGATGTACAGGTTGATACTTATGCTAGAAATCAAGCTAATGCTTCTTTTGATCGTGCTAATGGTATTAATAGTACAACAATTACTATTGCTAATTTAAAAGTTTTAGTAGCTAATTCTGCAACATATAATGATTTTAAAACTGCAATTGCAGCTTTATAATTAAAAACAAAAACATTCAAATAATATATGGCTAATCCTACAACAAGAGCAACATTTAAAAATTATTGCCTGCGGCGTCTAGGTTGGCCCGTTATTGATATAAATGTTGATGATGATCAAGTAGATGATCGTATTGATGATGCTCTTCAATTTTTTGAAGATTATCATTTTGATGGTGTAGAAGAAATGTATATGAAACACCGTATATCATCAGAAGATATTCAACGTGGTTGGATATATTGTCCTGATTCGGTGACTTTTGTTACCGCAGTATTTCCATTTGATGATTCAAATTCGTCAATCAATATGTTTGATTTGCGGTATCAATTACGCTTGCATGATCTTTATGACTTTACATCGGTATCGTATGTGTCATATGAGATTACCATGCAACACATTCGCTCATTACAATTGTTGTTTTCTGGCACACCACAATTTCGTTTCAATCGTAAACAAAATAAAGTATTTTTAGACATAGATTGGTCTAGAGATTTAGAAGTTGGTGATTATGTAATTGTTAAATGCTATAGAGCTATGCGGCCAGATACAGTAACTTTAACCGGTACAATGTCTGGAAATACAACCGCAAATACTGTAACAGGAACAAATACCATTTTTGACCAAGAATTATTAGAAAATGATTTCATCAATATCAATGGTGAATCAAAACAGGTTAAAAAAATTATTTCACCAACAACATTAGAATTACAAAGTCCTCTTGCTTCAAATTTAGCAAGTGGAACGGCCACAGTTACAGGCATTTCTGATGTTTGGAATGATCGATTCCTTAAAAAGTATGCTACTGCTTTAATCAAACTTCAATGGGGTAATAACCTTTCTAAGTTTTCTGGTATACAAATGCCAGGAGGTGTAACATTGGATGGTGTTCGTATTGCAGAAGAAGCTAGAGCAGAAATCAAAGAAGTAGAAGAAGAATTATATCAATTTAACAGTTTGCCAAGTGAGATAATTACAGGTTAAAATGAATGGCAACCAATCTATACTTCAATAACTTTCCTTCTAGTCAAATAACTTCTGAGCAATTGCTCATTGAAGATTTGGTTATTGAAGCTTTACAAATATATGGTATGGATGTTTACTATCTTCCACGTTCAAGTCGTGATGAAGTTGATTTTTTATATGGAGAAGATACACTTAAACAGTATGTAAATGCTTACCCAATTGAAATGTATTTGGAAAATGTTACGGGTATGGATGGCGAACAAGATTTTATATCTAAATTTGGTTTAGAAATTCGTGATGAGGTTCAATTCTTAGTTTCTCGCCGAAGATTTCAAGCAGTAATACCAATGACAAGGCCTTTAGAAGGCGACTTGCTTTATATTCCTTTACTACGAAACTTCTTTGAGATTACATTTGTAGAACATGAAAATGATCAAGCTATGTTCTATACTTTGGGTCGTGGTCGTGGTGGTAATGTTTATGTTTATGGATTAAAACTTAAACAATATGTATTTTCTAATGAAGTTGTTGAAGTTGGTATTCCAGAAATTGATAATCAAATTCGCAGTTACTATCCAAGAACAAAAATTGCTTTGAGTGTTGGTGGTAATGGTAAATTTGTTAATGATGAGATTATCTATCAAGGCGCAAACTTAACTTATGCAACAGCACAAGCTCAAGTTTATGACTTTGTTCCAAATACTCATATAGATATAATCTTAACAAGAGGAACTTTTGTTTCAGGTGCAGCAATAAAAGGCAATACAAGTTTAGCTGATTGGACAGTTCTATCTGTAAATGATACCGCATACATGAATACTGCCTTTGAAGATATACAAGATAACGCAAGAATTGAATCCGAATCTGATGGCATTATTGATTTTACTGAAACAAACCCATTTGGTGAACCATAATGCTAGGCAAATCACAATATTATAATCGTTCAATTCGCAAGGTTGTTGTAGCATTTGGAACAATTTTCAATGATCTTCAAATACAAAGAACATCTAAAGACGGCGCAACAAATTTTGAAATATTTAAAGTACCATTAACTTATGGTTCAAAAGAGCGTTGGTTAACAGCTATCGAATCTGATCCAACTTTAACAAAATCAATTGCTGTTTCCGTACCAAGAATTTCATTTGAACTTACCGGTATGTCTTATGACAATAGCCGTAAACAACAATCACTATTAAAGAATTTTTCTAAAAATTCAAGTGGTCGTTTAGAATCTCAGTATGTTCCTGTACCGTATGATTTCAATTTTAGTATGTCAATTTTTGTTCGCAACACAGAAGATGGCACACAAATTGTAGAACAAATATTGCCATTTTTTAAACCTGATTTTACTGTTACTGTAAACATGATTCCAAGTATGGATCAAAAATATGATATGCCAATTATATTAAATTCTGTAAATATGACTACAGATTATGAAGGTGGTTTAAGTGATGGAACCACTCGTTTAATTGTTTGGGATTTAGAGTTTACTGTTAAAAGTTATCTGTGGCCTAACATAACAGGTAATACATCTATTATCGGTGCCTTTAGTCCAATAACAGGTCGATATGGTACTGCAAACACAAATATTTTTATTGATAATCAAAAACGTGATGCTCAAAAAGTTTATGTAAATTATTCTACAGGAAATAATTACTTTAGCACAGGCGAAACAATTCGTGTAAATAGAAATGGTACAAATGAAATTACAGGTAAAGTAGTTTATTTCAGTAATACTAGCTCAGGAATTTTAATTTTAGGTGAACTAACAGAATTACTAAAAGTAAATGATAATGTAATTGGTGATTATACAAAAGCAAATTATAAAATAACAGAGATTGATATTTTGCCAGTTAAGGCAGTATCAATTGTGACTAGGGCTGTTCCAAGAAATGCTGAATATGATGGAGATTTTGGATTTTTAACTGATATAGCGGAATGGCCAGAACAAGATGTTCAAGATACATATGTGCCTTTTGGTGATAGTACATTATTTGGAGCAGATACAATCATTTATACCGTAGACAGGGAATAAAAATGGCAAAAGAATCGATTAATATTGGTACAGTTGCAAACGATGGAACTGGTGATCGAATAAGAGTTGGATTTACCAAAACAAACAATAACTTTACTGAGTTATACAATACAAATAGCACACAAAACAATAGCATTAGTGCTGCATTTTTACAAGCTAACGCTGGATTTGCATTAGCCAATAGTTCTAGTATTTACGCTAATGGAGCTTTTACAGCTGCTAATTCAGCTAGTGTTCTTGCTCAAGCTGCTTTTAATTACGCTAATACTATTGTAAGTGATACTCAGGTTGATCCTTATTCTAGAAACCATTCTAATGCTTCATTTGATATTGCTAATAGTGCAGCTGCTTACTCCAATACCGTAAGTGATTCTCAGAATACCAGTATACAATTTGCTAGGAACCATGCTAATGCTTCATTTGATATTGCTAATAGTGCAGCTGCTTACTCCAATACCGTAAGTGATTCTCAGAATACCAGTATACAATTTGCTAGGAACCATGCTAACAGTTCTTTTGGCCATGCTAATGCATCATTTGATGTTGCTAATAGTGCAGCTGCTTATTCCAATACAGTAGATGCAACTCAAAATACCAATATATCGTATATTTGGAATTATGCTAATGCTGCATTTGATTATGCTAATACTATATCAGGTGGTGCATCAATCGACAACGTAGCTAGAACAGCAGCTGCAACAGCAGATAATAAAGGTACTTCAGCAGGATTTTATGCTAATGGTGCTTTTGCTTCAGCCAATAATGAAGCTGGTGTTAATGCAACTCAAAACACCAATATAACAATAGCTCAAAATACAGCAGATGCCGGTTTCGTTCATGCTAATGCTTCTTTCAATGCAGCCAATAATGAAGCTGGTGTAAATGCAACACAGAATACCAATATTACCAATGCTCAAAATACCGGTGATGCGGCTTTCCTTAAAGCCAACAATGAAGCTGGTGTTAATGCTACACAAAATACAAACATTACCAACGCTCAAAATACCGGTGATGCTGCATTTATTCGTGCTAACAATTCTCTTAATGCAAATACTGGCGGTGCAATTAGTGGAAATTTATTACCAACCACTACTAACACTTATTACCTTGGTTCAGATTCTAATCGTTGGCATTCTCTTTATGTTGGGCCAGGATCAATTGATTTAGGTGGGTTAGTATTAAGCAATCAAAATGGTACTTTGGCTGTTTCTGTTGGCGGGCAACCACCAACACAAATCTCAGGTTCAGATCAAGTTGCAAGAGATACTGCTAATGGAGCTTTTGCTTCTGCTAACACCAAAGTAAGTAAGTCCGGCGACACAATGACCGGAGATTTAAAATTTGGTGGCGGTGGTGGAATATTAAATTTACCAACAAATCAAATAGCAATTACCGCAAATGTTGATACTGATGTTTCTGGTTTTATTGCTCTAGCAACAGGTGTATCAACAGTATATGCAAATACAGAGGTTATAATACAAGCAAATACTGGTGGTGCAACCTTCTCACAATGGAATTTTAATAAAGATGGAACAATAACATTTCCTGATAGCACAGTTCAAACTACAGCCTATGTGCCTGGTGATGAGATTGATCCTTATGCTAGAAATCATGCTAATGCAGCTTTTGCTTCAGCTAATAATGTAGCACCACAAATTGAACCAGCTTTTACTACGGCTAATGGTGCTTTTGCCAAAGCTAATAATGAAGCTGGTGTTAATGCTACACAAAATACAAACATTACCAACGCTCAAAATACCGGTGATGCGGCTTTCCTTAAAGCCAACAATGAAGCTGGTGTAAATGCTACACAGAATACCAATATTACCAATGCTCAAAATACCGGTGATGCTGCATTTATTCACGCTAATGCTTCCTTCAATGCAGCTAATAATGTATTTCCTCAAATACAACCTTCTTTTAATACAGCAAACGCCGCATTTATTCGTGCTAATAATTCCCTCAATGCAAACAACGGCGGAACAATTACTGGTGATGTTAGCATTACAGGTAACCTAAGTGTTTTAGGAAATACATTTACTATAAGTGCTACAACAATCGTTGCTAATGATACTGTTATTCTTCTTGGTGCTGGCAATTATACTTCCGATTTATTAGATATTGGTATTTCAGCACACTATAACGATGGTGTCAATGCTCATACTGGTTTAATTCGAGATCACGGAACAAAAGAGTGGCAACTGTTTGAAGGTTATACAGGTGAAATTGGTGCGAATAATGACGTTATTATTACAGATCCTTCATTCAAAAAAGCAACTCTTAATGCTAACTTAAAAACTCAATTAATTACATTAAACAACCAAAATTTACAAACATATATTGATGGTGCTTATAATACAGCAAATGCATCTTTTGCTTCTGCTAATAATATTGATGGTATAAACACTACACAAAATAATAGCATTACAGCTGCTTTTGCAGCAGCTAACAATGAAGCTGGTGTTAATGCTACACAGAATACCAATATTACCAATGCACAAAATACTGCTGATGCTGCATTTTTAGCTGCTAACAATGCTAGTGGAGCAGATCAAGTTGCAAGAAATACTGCTAACGCAGCGTTTTTGACAGCAAATACTGCCAATAATACTGCTAATATTGCTTATAGAACAAATTTTATTTCAGCTACAAAACAAAGACTTGTTGTTTTCCAAGAAGGCGGAATTTCTTTTCGTTATAGATTTCCTGATATTGCTGGTCCAACAGCTAATAGCCCAACATTAAATGTTATTGCTGGGCAAACATATGCTTTTGACGTTAGTGCTATAGAAGGTTCTGGTTTTGGTGGTTTTAAATTATATACCGCTTCTCCTTTTGCAAGCGGTAGTGCTCTCTCAGGAGTTACACACGTTTCATCTTCTGGAGTAGTTACTTCAAATGCAACATCTGGATATACAAATGGTATTTTATATTGGACCGCACCTACCAGTTTAGTTGGTAATACCACTCTTGGCTACGGTGATACCACATATAATTCAATTTTTGGTTCTATTAGAGTACAAAGTCCAGCTGATGGTGGTCTTGCATTTAGTGCTGCTAATACCGCATCAAACACAGCAATTTATAGATCATTAACACCTGCAGCTACAAAATTTAGAATTACTGAAGGAGCTAGTGGAGCCAATTGGCAAATAGATCAATATTCAGGAAATTACCCAACAATATATGTTATATCAGGTCAAACATATGTTTTTGATTTTAATTTTAACCAAGATCGTAGTGGAAGTTCTAGTTACTTTAGACTTCTTGATGATAGTAATACTGAATTTACAGGAAATGTAGCTTATGTTTCTACTGCTAATACAAGTTCTATAACTGGCGCATCTTATAGCAGTACCCCTAAATTTGCTGGTTCTGTATATTGGAAAGTTCCTACGTCAGCTGAAGGTAAAATTTACAAATATGAAAACGGAGCTTCAGCTAATTTTTCTAATGGCAATATTGTAATTATTAGTCATTCTGCATTAGCTAATGCAGCTAATAGTGTTGGTGCTTTTGCTGTTGCTAATGCTGCTTTCATTCATGCTAACAATGCTTTCATAGCTGCTAATTCTGCTGGTATTTACGCTAATGGTGCTTTTGCAGCTGCAAATGCAGCTTTATTCGCTTCTGATAGTTTTGCTAGAAATCATGCTAATGCTGCTTTCATTCATGCTAACAGTTCTTTTATTCATGCTAACAGTTCTTTTATCCATGCTAATGCTGCTTTTACAGCTGCTAACTCAGCAAATGCCGTTGCTACTTCTGCTGGAGTTTATGCTAACGGTGCCTTTGCTAATTCCAATACAGTAAGTGTCATTGCTACTTCTGCTGGAGTTTATGCTAATGGTGCCTTTGCTGCTGCTAATGCAGCTACTACTACAAATATAACACAAAACAATTCTATTACTGCTGCATTTACAGCTGCTAACTCAGCAAATGTCAATGCTACTTCTGCTGGTGTATATGCTAACGGTGCCTTTGCTGCGGCCAATGCTGCAGCTGCGGCGGCTTCTAGTGGTAGTGGTGGTCCTGAAAGACAATTGTGGGGAATTGGTAGTGACGGTTTCAGTAATGGTATTTTACTAGGACGTCCAGGCCAAAATATTTCTTCACCAGTTCAACTTACAACAGCTACAAATTGGAAAAAATTGGCTACAGGTGCAGGTTATACCCAAATAAAAACAGGATCAGCCATCAAAACAGATGGCACTTTATGGTCTTGGGGAACGGGAACTGGTGGTCAAAGAGGTGATAATGCAACTAATTATATAAGTTCTCCTGTACAAGTCCTTGGAGGTGGTAGTTGGAGAACTGTCAGTAAAGGATTAGATTTTACTGTTGCTTTAAAGATGGATGGAACACTTTGGGGTTGGGGCACACAATCAAGTGGAGAATTAGGTTTAGATGGTGCTTTTAATGCTGCATTTTCTTCACCTGTGCAAATAGGAACAAGTAATACTTGGACAGATGTTATAGCTAGTGTTGATAGTGTAATGGCTTTAAAAGGTACTGGAACTTTATGGACTTGGGGAAAAAATGCTGTTGCTCAATTAGGTCTTAATGATACAGCCAATAGATCAAGTCCAACTCAAGTTGGAACATATGCTGGTTGGAAAAAATTATTTTCGGACAGAATAGGAAATGGTGGCAAAGCTGCTTTAAAAGATGATGGAACACTTTGGTTATGGGGTGGAAATGCTTACGGTAAACTTGGATTAAATGAAGGAGTAGTTGTAAGAAGGTCATCTCCAACACAATTAGGTACTGAAACTAATTGGAAATCGGTTACACTTTTAAACCAAAACCTTCTTTTTGTTAAAACAGATGGAACACTTTGGGCGACTGGGAGTCAATTATACGGCATCACAGGTAATTCTGAAGGGGGTGGCGTTAGCCGATCTTCACCTAATCAAATTGGTGCCAATACTAATTGGCATATGACATTTGATGCTCACGGTGCAGCTGGAGCTATGAAAACCAATGGTACTATGTGGGCCTGGGGTGGGAATGTCGGAATTCATGGTTATACTGTTGACAATTCTAATGCCTATAGGAGTAGTCCTGTACAAGTAGGATATATTAGCCCTTATGATAAATGGGTTGATATAAAGCCTGGTGGATCGTTAGTTTTGTTTATCAAAAAAGCAAATGTTGATCCCGAAAATGGTAATGATCTTCCAGAATATTAAAAATTAAAACATAATAGTTAATAATACTTTAATATGAAAAAATTAAATGAGAAATTATCTGAAGCATTAGAGATAGAACCAATACCAATAACAACAGAAATTGTAGAAGTAAAAGATACTGTTGAAGATGATGCTGAGTTTGCTAGACAAAACCTTCGTGATTTAATTGAAAAAGGTAATGATGCAGCAGACCATATCATTTCTGTTGCCAAACAATCTGATCACCCAAGAGCATTTGAGGTTGTAGCAGGTATGTTGAAAAACCTTGCAGATATGAATAAAGATTTATTAGAGGTACAGAAACGCAAACAAGATTTACAACCAAAGACCACAAACAATACTCAAAATTTGAACATAGATAAAGCTGTATTTGTTGGATCTACGGCAGAACTACTTAAACAATTGAAAGAAAATAAATAAAACCATGGAAACTTTACAAGAAATAATGAAGAAGGTTCTTGCAGATACTTTTGCATTATACCTTAAAGCTCACAACTACCATTGGAATGTGGAAGGTTCTAATTTTCCACAATACCATGAATTCTTTGGTAATCTCTATGAAGAACTGCATGGTGCGGTAGATCCAATTGCCGAACAGATTCGTTCTTTAGACACATATGCACCAGGTTCTTTCACTCGTTTTATGGAACTATCAGAGATTGAAGATGAAACTTCTGTACCTGCAGGTGTAGAAATGGCTCGCCGTTTAATGACTGATAACGAAAGAGTTCTTGCCACTTTAAATGTTGCTTTTAAATTAGCAGATCAATTTGACAAACAAGGGCTTGCTGATTTTATTGCAGGTCGTATTGATACTCATAGTAAACACCAATGGATGCTTCGTAGCATCACAAAATAAATGAACGATGGTTATTTGGGAAATTCCAACCTAAAAAGGGTTGGAGTTACTATATCATTTACCGAAGAAGAAGCACAAGAGTTTATTAAGTGTGCTTCTGATCCTGTTTATTTCATAAAAACCTATGTAAAAATTGTGAATGTGGACTCAGGTCTTATTCCTTTTAATATGTGGGATTTCCAAGAAGAAATGGTGCGTGACTTTCATGCCAATCGTTTCTCTATCTGTAAAATGCCTCGGCAGGTTGGTAAAACTACTACAACGGTTGGTTATATGTTGTGGTGTGTTTTATTCCAAGAAGAATACAATATTGCTATTCTTGCTAACAAAGGTCAATTAGCACAAGAGATTCTATCTCGGGTTCAAAAGGCTTACGAATATCTTCCATTGTGGTTACAACAAGGTATTATCACATGGAATAAAAGAAACATTGAACTAGAAAATGGTTCAAAGATTTTTGCATACGCAACATCTGCAGCCGGTGTTCGAGGCGGTACATACAATTTAATTTTCTTAGACGAATTTGCTTTCGTACCTAAGAATATGGCAGATGAATTCTTCACATCTACTTACCCGGTTATTTCTTCTGGTCAAACCTCTAAGGTTATTATAGTTTCTACACCGTGTGGCCTCAATCATTTCTATAAGATGTGGGTGGATGCCACAGAAAAACGTAGCCTCTATAAACCAATTGAGATTCATTGGTCACAGGTACCAGGTCGTGATGCAAAGTGGAAAGAAGAAACGATTCGTAATACCTCAGAAGAACAATTTCGCCAAGAGTTTGAAACGGAGTTTATTGGTTCTTCTGCCACTTTGATCACTGGCGCCAAACTAAGGTCATTAGCATTTCGTGACCCGCCATGGCAAGAAGATTGCTTGGACATTTATGAACAACCACAACAAGGCAGAATGTATATTGCCACCGTAGATTGTTCAGAAGGTGTTGGCCTAGACTATCATACAATTAATGTTTTAGATGTAACTGAAACCCCCTATAGGCAGGTCGCTAAATATAGAAATAACAAGTTGCCACTTTTGTTCTTTCCAACGGTGATTTATAGCCTGTGCAAGAGATACAATGAGGCCTACGCATTGATTGAAACGAATAATGTGGGTCAACAGGTGGTAGATATTTTACATTATGATTTGGAGTATGAATATGTTTATAAGATTGATCATCACCACATCAAAGGTCAAACAATCTCAGGTGGATTTAGAAAGTCCTCTGGTTTTGGCATTAAAACTACCAAAACCGTTAAGAAAATTGGTTGTGCTAACCTCAAAACCCTCATTGAGTCCGACAAGTTACTCATCCAAGACTTTGATACAATAGCAGAATTGAATACTTTTGTTCGTGTAAGGGATTCATATGCGGCTGAAGAAGGTAATAATGACGACATAGTGATGGGTCTGGTACTGTTTGCGTGGCTTACCGCACAGACATACTTCAAAGATTCTACGAATATTGACATTCGTAAGGTACTTTTGGAAGAAAACGATATGCTTGGTGATGAAGATATGGCACCAGTTGGATTCATAGATGATGGTTTAAAACCAGAAGTTACTGTGGATTCAGGTGATGTTTGGTCGGAAAAAGGTTATATTTCGTCAAGATTGTAAAAACATAAATACACTATAAATTGAAAAGAATTTGACCCGATAACAAAAGGAGAAATCCATGGCATTTCAATTATCCGCTGGGGTGAATGTATCAGAAATCGATCTGACTACAATTGTCCCATCAGTCTCCACTTCGATTGGAGCATTTGCCGGTCCATTTGCTTGGGGTCCAGCTGGTGAAATCATCACTATTTCCGATGAGGTCCGTCTTGTTGATACATTTGGCAAACCTGACTCTACAAATTATGAATACTGGTTCTCTGCTGCAAATTTTTTGGCATATTCAAATAACTTAAAAGTTGTTCGAGCTATAAATGAAGGTACTAGCAAAAACGCTACAAGTGGTACAGCTATTCTAATTAAAAATGAAGATTCTTGGGAAAATACCTATGCAGGAGGTTCCTCAAACGCCTATGGTGTATTTGCTGCAAGATATGCTGGTTCTATAGGTAACTCACTTAAAGTTTCCATGGCCGATGCTGCTACTTACAGCACTTGGACATATGCTTCACAATTTACTTCAGCACCAGCTAATTCAGCCTATGCTGTAAAACAAGGTGGTTCTTTTGATGAATTACATGTAATTGTTATTGATGAAGATGGACTAATAAGTGGCACTCAAGGTACTGTATTAGAAAAATATGCATTTGTATCCAAAGGTTCAGATGCAAAAGATGATTCTGGTAATTCTAGTTATTATAGAAATGTAATTTCTGCACAATCAAAATATGTTTACTGGATGGACCATGCAATAGCAAATGGTGCTACAAATTGGGGAACAACGGTTTCAGCTAAAGCATTTGCTAATCTATCTTCAAATGTAACAGTTTCTTTAACTGGTGGTGTTGATGGCACAATTGGTACTGCTAACGTAGTTACCGCTTACGATTCTTTTGATTCTGCTGAATCAGTAGATATTTCATTAGTTATTTCTGGACCAGCAGAACAAACTTTGGCTGACTCATTGATTTCAATGGCAATATCACGTAAAGATTGTTTAGTTTTCTTATCACCAGAAAAAGCAGATTGTGTAAACAATCCTGGTGATGAAGTTACCGATACAGTTGCTTATCGCAATACTCTTACTTCATCTTCATATGCAGTATTAGATGGCAACTGGAAATATCAATACGACAAATACAATGATGTGTATCGTTGGGTACCATGCAATGGTGATGTTGCTGGTCTTTGTGCTCGTACAGATTTAGAACGTGATCCTTGGTTCTCACCTGGTGGACTAAATCGTGGTATTTTAAAAAATGTTATTAAGTTGGCCTACAATCCAACCAAAACAAACCGTGATGACTTATATGTAAAAGGAATTAATCCAATTGTTTCTTTCCAAGGTGAAGGTACGGTTCTGTTTGGCGATAAAACAATGTTAAGTAAACCATCTGCGTTTGACCGCATTAATGTTCGCCGACTATTCATTGTTCTGGAGAAAGCAATTGCTCGTGCAGCCCGCTTCTCTCTATTCGAATTTAATGATCAATTTACCCGTGCTCAGTTTGTAGCGCTCGTAGAACCATTCTTGCGTGATGTACAAGGTCGCCGTGGTATCACAGACTTCCGTGTTGTTTGCGATGAAACAAATAATACCGGTGAAGTTATTGACCGGAACGAATTTGTTGGTGACATTTATATTAAACCTGCTCGTTCGATCAACTTCATTCAACTTAACTTTGTGGCCGTTCGCACAGGTGTTTCGTTTGATGAGGTTGTAGGACAGTTCTAAATAGAGAAACGGGAGAAAATTAAATGGCATTTAATGTAAACGAATTTAGAAGTCAAATGATTGGAGACGGTGCTCGTCCTAATCTGTTTGAAGTTTCTATGCCGTTCCCTGGTTTCTCTGCACCAGGTAACGCACAAACAAAATTAACATTCATGTGTAAGACAGCACAATTACCTGGCGCTACGCTAGGTGTTGTGCCTGTTCAATACTTTGGTCGTGAACTCAAATTTGTAGGTAACAGAACATTTGCTGACTGGACAATTACGGTTATCAATGATGAAGATTTCGTTATTCGTAACGCATTTGAGCGTTGGATGAACGGCATCAATTCACACAATCTTAATGTTCGCACCCCAGCTGCACTTTCACCACTTGGTTATACTGTTGATGGTGATGTTACGCAGTTTGGTAAAACAGGCAACACTCTAAAGAAATACAAGTTTGTTGGACTCTTTCCAAGCGATGTTACTCCAATTGATGTTGATTGGGGTTCAAATGATACAATTGAGGAGTTTTCAGTTACTCTCACCTATCAATGGTGGGAATCAGTAGCAGACGGTGTAGTGTAAGAAGAAAGGCTTCGGCCTTTCTTCACTTTTATAGGATGATATATTAATGGCTATTAAGCTCTTCGGCTTCACCCTAGGCAAAAAAGATGTTGTTCAGGTTCAATCACCTGAGCAACCCTCTTTTGCACTTCCAACTCCTGCACTCGATGATGGTGCAGTTACAATCACACAAAATGCCTATTACGGTACATATGTTGACCTAGAAGGTTCTATTCGTAATGAATTAGAACTCATTACTCGGTACCGTGAAATGGCAAATCATCCAGAATTAGAAATGGCAATTGATGATATTGTCAATGAAGCCATTTCACACGATGAATCTGGTCGTACAGTCAATATCGTATTAGATAAACTGAAACAACCAGATGCAGTTAAGAAAAAAATTACGGAAGAATTCGAAAACATTCTTCGTATGCTAAACTTTGGTAATCTTTCAGATGACCTGTTTAAGCGTTGGTATATTGATGGTCGTATTTACTACCATGTGGTTGTAGACGAAAACGATCCAAAATCAGGCATACAAGAACTACGGTACATCGACCCACGCAAGATTCGTAAAGTGCGTGAAGTTAAAAAAGAACGTGACCCAAAAACTGGTGCAGACATTATCAAATCGATTGCTGAGTATTATGTTTATAGTGATCGTGGTACTGCAACACAATCTTATGGTGCATCAGTAAACTCTGGCCTTCGTATTGCACCAGATGCGATTGTAAATGTAAACTCTGGTTTGATGGATGCCAAAAACACATTTGTTATTTCTTTTCTTCATAAGGCGATAAAGCCACTTAATCAGTTAAGAATGATTGAAGATGCGGTTGTAATCTATCGCCTCTCACGAGCACCAGAACGCCGTATATTTTATATTGATGTAGGTAATTTACCAAGAGGTAAGGCTGAACAGTATATTCAATCGATCATGGTCAAATATCGTAACAAAATGGTTTACGATGCGAACACTGGTGAGTTGCGTGATGATCGTAAACATCTCTCGATGCTTGAAGATTTTTGGTTACCACGCCGTGAAGGTGGTAAAGGCACAGAGATTACCACATTACCAGCAGGCCAAAACCTTGGTGAGTTGGAAGATGTAAAATACTTCCGTCAAAAACTTCTACAATCACTTAATGTACCTATCAGTCGTTTAGAACCACAACAAGGTGGTATGATTGGTCTTGGTCGTACAACTGAGGTTACCCGTGATGAGGTTAAGTTTCTTAAATTCATCATTCGTCTACGCAATAAATTCTCACAAATTTTTGACCACGCTTTAGAGAAACAATTAGTTCTTAAAGGTATTTGTACTAGAGAAGAATGGCAAAATTTTAAAGAACAAATCTATTATGATTATGTAAAAGATAATAACTTTACTGAACTGCGTGATGCAGAGCTTTTACAGAATCGTGTTCAAACACTTCAAGTTGTTGATCCATATGTTGGTCGTTACTTCTCTGCTGAATGGGTTCGTAAACATATTCTTCAACAAACACAAGAAGAAATTGAAGCTATTGATGAACAAATCAAACAAGAGTCGGATGCAGGTAATGGTGGACCAACAATGCCGCCTGAAGCACAAGCACAACAACAGGCAATGGAACAACAGTACCCACCAGAAGATAATACTGGTGCTGCAAATGAATCAATGACACCAATGTTAGATGCTGAGGTAGAAAAATATTCAGCATTACTAAATAGGCGCTAAACGGAGAATACTATGGATACGCAAACATTTATTAATCAAGTTGCAGCAGGTGATGCTGCGAGTGCAAAAGATTTGCTAAATGATCTTTTAGCTGCTAAAGCTTTTGAAGCACTTGATGCTAAAAAAATTGAAATGGCACAAACACTATTTACAGGCGAAGAAGAAACCTCAGAGCCTGAAGTACAAGATACAGAAGAAACTGCCGCAGAAGAATGAAAGATTTACAAGAATTTCGTAATCTTGTAGAAGAAGAAAAGTCAGACTACACAAAGTTTGATATGCTTGTTCGTGCTGGTCTTGCCAATAAGGCACAACTGGCACGAATTCATCGCATTTTGGATAAGATGACCGAAGAGCGGCCACAGTTCAATAATGCTGATAAAGAGATTGTGAGAAATTTGTTTAATCGTATGGTAGATTTAATTGCCAATAATAAACAAGTTTTTCAAAAGACAAGACAGGCAGTAAAAGAAGAACTAGAAGAAGATGTTGTTGACACATCAGATTTTAAAGTTGGTCCTTCTGGCCGTAAAGTAAGAGCACATCGTATTAAAATAGGTGATCTTGCTTACGGTGTTGAAAAAGATATTAAAGAAGATTTTGAATTAGTTGAAGCACCAGTAGATTTTGATAATGACCCACCTTTTGTTTTGGTTTTGAAACGCAGAGCCATCAGATTGTATCCTGATAAAACAAAAGTTGCGTTGTATTACAGTAAAACATTAGATAAGTATTTCTCTGTACCGTATGGCGGCCCTCTTGGTGCTGCTATACAGGCAGAAGAAACACAAATAGAAGAAGCTGTTATGGATCAGCTTCATAAAATTGTTGCTGATAAACAGGCACAAACAGTTAAATTTGGTAATGGTCAATCAAAGAAGGTAGACCATTTTACAGCTTCTGCTATTACGCAAGTACATAAAGCTTTGAATGATGATAACAAAAAGAAGTTTGCGGATATGGTTCATAAATCGCCTGCACACTTAGCAAAAGCTTCTGACTTTGCTTTTAGTAGAGCAAAATGAATTTTATAGATTTAATTGTATCTGGTAAATTAGATGAGGCAAGAGAACAATTGCGTTCTCGCTTAAATGAAATTGCCGGTAAACGGTTGCAAGAAGCAAAGCGTTATGTGCAAGCAGATGTTTTTGAAGAACTCGATGAAGCAGTTAGGAGAAATCCTAATATCATTCGTCAAGGTAGAATACAAAAAATTCGCCGGCGTATTCGGCGTAATGCAAAAGGCCGTATAGTTGTTCAGAAAAATAAAAGACGGTCAGGCATTAAAGGTTATAGGATTGTAGGTAATACTGTTCGCCGTATACCTGCAGCTGCAAGATTAAGGAAGGCTCGCTTATTAAAGCGATCATGGAAAACAACTAGAAGAGCTAAACTTCGCCGAAGCTTATTGAAAAGAAAAATGTCAATGCGTAGGCGAACATCAATGGGACTAAGATAAAATGCCAGCATATATTAATAATTCTACAAGAGGGCCATCAATCATTCGAGCTGTTGATGCTGGCACCTATACAATTACACTTAACGATTTAAGATCAAATGCTACTACAGAATTGGTAACAAATGCAGCGATCAAAAGAGTAACTTGGTCAACAAGTGGCAGTATCTCAGTAGCTAGAGGCGGTGTAACAGCATTAAGTTTACATCAATCTGGTGAAATGAGATTTGATGAATTTGGTGGTGCTATTACTAGCAACAATACTGGAAATATAGTTGTTACAATTGGTACAGGCGGAACTATTTTCTTGGAAGTTTCAAAAGAAGCCACATATAATGTTGACCCATATACAGGACAAACAATATGAAACTTATTAGAGAATCCATAGAAAATGTAAAATACCTTGTTGAAAAAACAGAAGATGGTAAGAAAAAACTTTACATTGAAGGAACATTTCTTGTTGGCGATGCAGTTAACAAGAACAATCGCATGTATAAAATGGACACACTTCGTAATGAAGTTACTCGTTATACAGAAGAATTCATTGACACCAATCGTGCGCTTGGTGAACTAGGTCATCCAGATACACCATCAATTAACCTTGAGCGTGTATCACATAAGATTGTATCTCTAAAAGAAGATGGCAACACTTTCTATGGCAAAGCACTTATTCTTGGCACACCATACGGTCAAATCGTTGAGAACTTTATCAACAATGACATTCAAGTTGGTGTATCTTCCAGAGCTCTTGGTTCTCTACAACAGACCAAAGAGGGTTATAATTTGGTACAAGACGATCTGCGACTGGCCACGGCAGCTGACATTGTTGCCGATCCATCTGCACCTGGTGCATTTGTTCAAGGCATTATGGAAAACAAAGAATGGATGATGATTGACGGCAAATTTGTAGAGGCGGATTTTGACCGTACAAAGAAAACAATTCAGAGGGTTTCTAAGGCAAAAATAGAGGAAACCGCTCTTAAATTATTCGAAAATTACCTCAGAAAACTTTAATTTTATAAATAAGAAATCATAAGGAGATTCCTAATGGCAACATCAAAACTCATGGAAGCCGCAGCAGAGATCCTGTCAGGATCAAAAAGCAAAGCTACAGCTATGCCTGCTGAAAAACTAGCAGCAGAGATTCACGATGCTGGCGGCCCAACACCACAAAATTCAAAACCCGATGATGATTCTGCAAAGATTACACCATCGTCTAAGAGTGCTACGGCACCAACAACCAAAGCTTCTAATGCTTCTCCAGATACTCAGCTTAAGATGAAAAAAGAACAAGCTGAAACCGAAGAAGAAATCATCGCTGAAAAGTCCCATGAAATGGAAGACGAAGATGATAAAGAAGAAATGAAGAAGAAGAAAATGAAAGAGGATGTTGATGCCCTCTTTGCAGATGATTCTACCATTTCTGAAGAATTCAAATCAAAAGTTTCTACCATTTTTGAAGCACGGGTTGCTGATCGTGTTGCTCAAATTCAGGAAGAAACTGAAGCAAAATATGCTGATATGCTTTCCGAAGCAGTCGATCAAATCAAATCTGATCTGACAACCAAAGTAGATGACTACCTCAACTATGTTGTTGAGCAATGGTTGGCAGATAACGAAATTGCAATTGAGTCGGGACTCCGTTCTGAACTCACCGAAGAATTCATTGCTGGTCTGCGTAACCTCTTTGCTGAGCATTATATCGATGTTCCTGCTGAGAAGGTTGACCTCGTTGATGAGCTTGCTGGTAAAGTTGATGAACTCGAAAGCAAACTCAACGAAGAAATTGAGCGTGGCATTGGTTTTGCCAAGGCTCTCGTAGAGTCCCGCAAGAATGAAATTACCCGTGAAGTTACTGAAGGCCTCACAACCACACAAGCTGAAAAAGTAAAACAGCTCGCAGAGAGTGTTGAATTCTCCACAGAGGAAGAATACAAAGAGAAGCTTGAAACAATTCGTGAGAACTATTTCCCATCTGGCGTTAAAAAAGCAGATGAAGAGCAACTGCACGAAAAAGTAGAAGATGCTGAAGGCGAGAAGAAAGTCATTGCTGACCCATTCGTTGCAGCAGTATCCCAAGCAATTTCTAAAACAAAAATTTAAGTAATAACAATTAAGGAGATTTAAATGTATTTGTCCGAAAATCTACAAAAGAAATGGGAAGGCGTTCTAGATCACGCAGATCTGCCGTCTATTAAAGATCCATATCGTAAAGCCGTTACGGCTGTTATTCTTGAGAATCAAGCTCAAGAAATGCAAAAGGCTTCTGGCATCCTTATGGAAGCCACGCCAACTAACTCAGCATCTGCTGGTGGTACACAGACCGGTTTCTCTGGTTCTGCTACAACTCCAGTTGCTGGTTTCGACCCAATCCTTATCTCGTTGGTTCGCCGTTCGCTGCCAAACCTGATTGCTTATGATGTTGCAGGAGTTCAGCCGATGACTGGTCCTACAGGACTGATCTTCGCTATGCGTTCCCGTTATGCAACGCAAGGCGGCACAGAGGCTTTCTACAACGAAGCTAATACCGGTTTTGCTGGTCTTGGTACCGCACAAACAGCTATCTCTACTGGCACTTTGCCAACTGAAGTATTTACTTCTAACGCTGCTGCTGTTGCTGCTATGACAACAGCTCGTGGTGAGGCTCTTGGTGATGGCCAAGCTGCTAACACATTCCAAGAAATGGCATTCTCAATTGAGAAAGTTACGGTTACTGCAAAGACCCGTGCTCTCAAAGCAGAATACTCGATGGAACTTGCACAAGACCTGAAAGCAGTTCATGGTCTCGATGCAGAAACCGAGCTCGCAAACATTCTGTCTACAGAAATTCTTGCTGAAATCAATCGTGAAGTTATCCGTACAATCTACGGTGTAGCTAAGATTGGTTGCCAAGTAGGTACTACTACTGCTGGTAAATTTGACCTCGACACCGATTCAAACGGTCGTTGGATGGTTGAAAAAGTTAAAGGTCTTGCTTTCCAACTCGAGCGTGAAGCTAATACAATTGCTAAAACGACTCGTAGAGGTAAAGGTAATGTTATGATTTGCTCGTCTGATGTTGCTTCTGCTCTTGCAATGGCTGGCATCCTCGACTATCAATCTGCTCTGCAAGGTCAAGTTAACCTGACAGTTGATGATACTGGCAATACATTTGCTGGTACGCTGTTTGGTCGTATCAAAGTGTATATCGATCCGTATGCTCCAACGTCCTCGACTTCCGAGTTTGCTGTTCTCGGCTACAAAGGATCTAATGCATATGACGCAGGTATTTTCTACTGCCCATATGTTCCGCTGCAAATGGTTCGTGCAGTAGATACAGGTACTTTCCAACCAAAAATTGGCTTCAAGACTCGTTACGGTCTAGTTGCTAATCCGTTTGCAGAAGGTACAAATGTTGGTTCAGGCGCTTTGACAGCACAGTCCAACTTCTACTATCGTGCATTCCAGATTGCTAACCTAATGTAATCTAACTAGGGTATCATAATAAGAATAACTATAAGATACCCGCTAAAACTTAAAGACCCGCCCTAAAAAGCGGGTCTTTTTTTATACATAAATAACCTTATGACCGATATTATAGTAATGTCTGACTTGCTCGATATAAGAGCCAGAAAACTAAAAGAATTGGATTTCTATAATCAACAATTAAAAGAACTCCAATTAAAGATGACTTTTATTCAACAGGAAATAACACTAACAAATCGTATTATTAACATGATTGAAAAAGAACATGTCATTGATATTGGTCTGCATATTAAGAAAACTTTATGACCGCACTCACACGCAACCCAAGTAATCCTAATCCATTACAACCTAATAAGTTTTTATTGACATTTGGTCGTGTACCAAATATGCAATACTTTTGCCAAAATGTTACCGTGCCAGGTCTGTCTTTATCTGAAGCTGTAATTACAAACCCATTCGTTGACATATATTCTCCAGGCGAAAAGGCCATTTATGATTTATTAAATGTCACATTCATCATTGATGAAGAACTAAAAGGTTGGTTAGAAATACACGATTGGATTCGTGCGATGACTTTCCCTGTGGAGTTTAAAGAGTATAGAAATTTATCCAAATTAAATAAATATCAATCAGCAAAGAATGATATTAGTAATAAGTTTCCACAATTTAGTGATGCCTCTTTAACATTGTTTTCTTCCTCAAATAAAGAATACTACCGTTTTAAATTTTACGAAGTATTCCCAACAACACTTTCAACTTTCATAATGAATGCTCAAGATGGGCCTGATACCATATTAACTGCCGATGCCACATTTCGGTATAGTTATTATGATGTTGAAAAATTGTTCTAAAACAGCTTGACATTCTAACCGTTTTTTGTTATACTCCTATAACAGGAGGTTTATTGGCATGAAAAATCTGGATGAAGTGTTAGAAGAATGGCGGAAAGATTCCAATATTGACCGTACCGAACCAGGTAAGGCATTGTTAGATATACCCAAACTTCATAGTAAATACCTAAACGTATTATCTCAACATCGTATGCTTGCCAAGCAAGCAGAATTCAATTATAATAAATGGAAAAAAATTAAGTGGGAGTATTACACAGGTAAGTTAGATGATGAGGCATTAGAGAAACATGGATGGGAACCATTTCCATTTGTCATCAAATCCGATCTGTCTACATATCTGGAGAGTGATGAAGATTTAAACAAGTATATGGCGAAGAAGGCCATACACGAAGAAGTTGTTGAGATATGCCAGTCTATTTTAAAAGAGCTAAATAGTAGAACATATCAACTTAGATCATTTATTGATTGGGAAAAATTTATACAAGGTGTCTGATTTATTATTAACCAAAAAGAATGAAGCGTTTATACAGTTTGAATGTGAAAGAAGTATAGCACAAGAACTGTCAGACTACTTCACATTCTTTGTACCAAATTACCAATTTACACCTGCATATAAGAGCCGTGTATGGGATGGAAAGATTCGCCTGGCGGACTTACGCACATTTACCATATATCATGGTCTAATCCCATACATAGAAAAATTTTGTGCCGAAAGAGATTATAGTTTAGAGATAGCCGATGCTATCAAGCTTACACAAGAATTCTCAGGTGTTGAGGCATTAGAGTTTATACAAACACTAAAACTGCCACATGAATTGCGTGAGTATCAATGGAAATGTTTTCTACAGGCTGTACGCAATAAACGCCAACTCATTCTATCACCAACTGCATCAGGTAAATCTCTTATCATTTATTTGATTGTTCGTTGGTTACAAGAAGCAGATTTTAAAAGAGGGTTGTTAATTGTTCCTACTACATCATTAGTAGAACAAATGTATAGTGACTTTGCTTCTTATGGTTATGATTCAGACCAATACTGCCATCGTCAATACTCTGGTAAAGAGAAACACACAAACAAGTTTCTTACTATCACCACATGGCAATCAATCTATAAGAATGAAAAAGATTACTTTGAACAGTTTGATTATGTGATGGGTGACGAAGCACACCAGTTTAAGGCCAAATCACTTACTACGATACTGTCTGGTTGTACTAACGCTAAATATAGAATAGGCACCACAGGTACACTAGATGGTACACAAACACATCGCCTAGTATTAGAAGGTTTGTTTGGTCCAGTTTATAAGGCCACAACCACCTCAGAATTGATTGAGAAAGGGCATCTAGCAGAATTCTTTATTAAGTGCCTTGTATTAAAATATCCTGAACCTATCTGTAAAATGGCTCGTGATTGGGATTACAATACAGAGATTGATTATATTGTTCAGAATAAAGCTCGAAATGAATTTATTAAAAATTTGGCATTGTCTTTAGAAGGCAACACATTAATTTTATTTCAATTTGTGGAGAAACATGGAAAAGATTTACACAATATTATCAAAACTGCAACAAGTAAGCGTCATGTGTTCTTTGTATTTGGCGGCACAGATGTTGAAATACGGGAATCAGTTCGTTCAATTACTGAAAAAGAAACTGATGCTATTATTGTTGCTTCATACGGTACTTTTAGTACTGGTGTTAACATCCGTAACCTTCATAATATTATATTTGCCTCACCCTCCAAATCCAGGATTCGTAATCTTCAATCAATAGGTCGTGGGTTAAGAAAAGGTGATAACAAAACAGAAGCAACATTGTTTGATATAGCTGATGATTTTCGTGTTGGTAAGTTTACAAATTATACCTTAAAACATTTTATAGAGAGAGTAAAAATATATGATGAAGAAAAATTCAAATACAAATTTTATAACATAGAGCTAAAAGATGGAAACAACCAACAACAATAACATCAAGATTATTCGCCTACATGGCGGTGAAGATATTATAGCTAACTTTATTGAATCAGAAGATAAAGAAACTGCCATACTACATGACCCAATGCAAGTTATTTTTAAAAGAATACCTACTACTGGTCAAACAGTAATGATGATGATGCCTTGGTTGCCAATTGAAATCATTGAAAATAATCAAGCGGTACTTTATACCTCAGATATACTTACAATTGTTGATCCAAAAGAATCTGCTATACAACATTATGGTGAAGTTGTAATGGAAGCTCAAAAAAGAATGGATGAAGTTGATTTTATTTCAGAATCGGAAGATGGTGATGAAGAAGATGGTGAAGATGAAGAAGAAACAACTGAAACAAAAGATTTTAATGTTGATGAATTGTTAGAATTAATCAAAGAAAAGAAGAATAAAAAGTTACACTAAATATTTTATTATAATGAGGTTGTTATGGCAAATGTGTGTTTCGTGGTACCAAGTAGTGCCGCAAAAGCCTACCAAGATTTAGCAAAAACATATTCAGCAATTGAAATGCCTACATGGGCAGCATTGCTGGCATCCGCAGTTCGTGTTAAAGGCCATGATCCATGCATTTTAGATTTTGATGCTTGTCCTGCAACTGATGAAGATGCGGCAGAACAAATCGCAGCAACAAAACCAAAACTGGTAGTATTTGTTCTCTACGGACAAAATCCAAATTCAGGCACCACAATGATGATTGGTGCCAAATCTCTGGCTACTCAACTCAAATTATCACATCCAAATTTAAAAACTGCATTTATTGGGTCACATACATCTGCATTACCACATGAGGTAATTCAATACAAGTATGTTGACTTTGCTTTTATCAATGAAGGTGTATATGGTCTTTTAGATTTATTAGAAACAGATTTAGAAAATGATTTAGATAATGTTCGTGGTATGTGGTATAAAAAACATGGACTTCCAAGACCTACAACAAGCGGTTGTATAGTAAAGACTGATGACATGGATGTTATAATGCCAGGTTATGCTTGGGACTTATTACCTAAAGATAAGAACCTTTTAGACAAATACAGAGCTCACTATTGGCATACTAATTTTTTAGAAGAAGGCCGTACACCGTTTGCGGCAATTTATACATCATTAGGTTGCCAATTTGGTTGTAACTTCTGTATGATTAACATCGTGAATAGAACTTCATACGAAGAAGGTATCGTATCAGCTGATAGTCGTGGTATGAGATTCTGGTCAGCAGAATTAATGTTAAAAGAATTAGAGTACCTGTATGAAAATGGAGTTAGAACTATTCGCCTTACAGACGAGATGTTCTTTTTAAATAAAAAATATTATGTGCCAATATTACAAGGCATTGTGGCTAGAGGAATGAAATTTAACTTTTGGGCTTATGCAAGAGTAGATTCTGTTCGTGAAGATCAACTGAAATTGTTTAAAGATGCTGGCGTAAATTGGTTGGCACTTGGCATTGAATCAGGTAATCAACAAGTGCGTTTAGAAATTGACAAAGGTAGATTCAAACAAGTAAACATCCGTGAAGTTGTAAAACAAATTAAAGACGCTGACATTAATGTTCTTGGTAATTATATGTTTGGATTTCCAGAAGATACCAAAGAAACGATGCAAGAAACTTTAGATTTAGCTTTAGAATTAAACTGTGAACACGCAAACTTCTATGCAGCAATGGCATTACCTGGTAGTCCATTGTATATGGAAGCCAAAAACAATAATTGGGAATTGCCACAAACTTTTGATGAGTTTGCTTTCTTATCATATGATTGTAAACCATTGAGAACTAAATCGTTATCTGGTGCCGAAGTATTAAAGTTTCGTGATGATGCATGGCATACTTACTTCTCACACAAACCATTTTTAGAATTAGTAGAAAATAAATTTGGCCTACAATCAAGGCAGAATGTAGAGGAAATGTCAAAGATTCGTTTGAAAAGGAAAATATTAGGTGACTAAACAAGAACTAATTGATTTTGAAAATCGTATTGCTGACCAATTTAATAATGGAAAAATACGATCACCGGTTCATCTCTATTATGGTAATGAAGATGAACTAATTAATGTATTTAAAGATGTTCGCCAACAAGATTGGGTATTTTGTTCTTGGCGTTCACACTATCAATGCTTACTAAAAGGTGTGCCTGCTGATGAAATAGAAAAAGAAATTTTAGAAGGTCGTTCTATCTCACTTTGTTTTCCAGAATATAAAATATATTCTTCTGCTATTGTGGGTGGAGTTTTGCCAATTGCAGTAGGTACAGCTATGTCAATTAAAAAAAGTAATGGTGATTCTAAAGTTTATTGTTTTTTAGGTGATATGACTTCAGAAACAGGAATTGCATATGAATCAATGAAGTATGCAATTCAATATAATTTACCTATTAAATTTATTATTGAAGATAATGGTAAATCAGTTTGTACAGATACAAGAGAAGTATGGAATGATAAAGAATTGTCTTATGAAAATTATAATACCGATATGATTTACTATTACAAATACGAAACCAAATATCCACATGCTGGTGCTGGAGTGAGGGTACAATTTTGAAATACTTTGATGAATTAAAACGGTCAATGGAATATTTGGCTAACGATGATAGAACTGTTTTTCTTGGCCAAGCGGTTGCTGTACCAGGCACAGGAATGTCTAACACACTAAAAGATGTATCGAAAGATAAACTTATTGAATTGCCTGTTGCAGAAGAAATGCAAATGGGTATGTCATTAGGTATGGCATTACATGGTCGTATTCCAATTTCAATTTATCCACGATGGAACTTTTTACTATGTGCTGTTAGTCAATTAGTAAATCATGTGGATAAACTTTCCTTAATGTCTAAGTATAAGGCCAATGTGATTATTCGTACCAGTATTGGTTCAGAAAGACCTTTACACCCACAATGTCAACATGTGGGAGATTTTACTGAAGCATTTAAATCGATGTGTAAAACGGTTGAAGTTATCCGTTTAGATGAACCCTTTCAAATTTTTCCTGCTTATGTAAAAGCATTGTTGCGTGATGATAATCGTTCAACAATTCTTGTAGAGTGGGGTGACTATTACAATGAAAAATGATTATTACAAAAACTCCTTATAGACTTTCTTTGTTTGGTGGCGGCACCGATTACCCTGCTTGGTTTTCAAAACATCCAAGTAAATGTATATCTGCTGCAATGGCACATTACTGTTATGTTCATATAAAAGAATTGCCGCCATTTTTTGACCATACCATTCGTTTAACTTATTCAAAAATAGAAAATGTTAATTCAATAGAAGATATTGATCACCCAGCTATACGTGCTTGTTTGCAATACACCAATATAACAGAAAACATTTCTATTAGCCATGAAGGTGATTTACCTGCAAGGTCTGGTATTGGTTCATCATCAACCTTTACAGTAGGTTTGTTAAATGCAATCTATCGTTTAAAGAAATATAATTTAACACAGAAAGAATTAGCAGAAAGAGCCATTGAAGTTGAACAAGATATTATTGGCGAAAATGTTGGCATACAAGATCAAATTATGTCTGCACTTGGCGGTATTCAAGTTATTTCTATGTCGAGTGAAGGTTGGGATGCCAAATCATTTAAAATGAATTTAGATTATAAAACATATCTAGAATCACACATCATGCTTGGTTTTTCTGGTGTTTCTCGACACTCAGAAATTCAAGCAAAGAAAAAGGTAGATAATATCAAAGAAGGCAAAACAGATAGTCTTTTATTAGAAACGGTAAACTTAGCAAACGAAGCTATCGATATGCTTGCCAAAGAAAAAGAAATGTTTATAATAGGTGAGTTGATGCACAAAGCTTGGGAAATTAAACGAGGTCTAGCAGATGGTGTTACTGAACCATGGATAGATGACATATATTATACAGCCATTGAAAGTGGTGCTTATGGTGGTAAACTAATGGGTGCAGGCGGCGGCGGTTTCTTTATGTTTCTTGTGCCGCCAGATCAACAAAAAGAATTCAAGTTAAAGATGGAACAAATAAAGGTATGGGTGCCATTTAAGTTCGATAATCATGGTACTCAAGTTATATTAAACAATTCGTGAGGTTAAAATGAAATTTCCTTTGATGAGAAATAATGTTACAAGACAAGATTTAGATGCCATGATTGAGCATCTAAAACAAGATGACCCTATTCTAACTAACGGTCCAAAATGCCGAGAGTTTGAAGAAGCTTGGTCGAAATGGTTAGGCGTAAAGTATTCCGTATTTGTAAACTCTGGCGCATCTGCCAATTTATTATCAATGACCATGTTGAAGATAAAATATCCACAAGGCGGTGAAGTAATTGTTCCACCTTTAACATGGATATCTGATGTTGCCTCTGTGATTCAATGTGGATTTACACCAGTATTCGTTGATGTGGATATGGACACTTTAGGTATGAATCCTGATTCTATCATTCGTGCAATTACTCCAAATACCCGTGCTGTATTTTTATCACATATTCAAGGGTTTAATGCATTAACTGATGATCTCATATCAACTCTAGCTAGAAACAACATTCCATTGATTGAAGATGTTTGCGAGTCGCATGGCGCAAGACACGGAGAGAAGCTTTGCGGCAGTATTGGATGGATGTCCAATTTCTCTTTCTATTACGCACACCATATGACAACGATTGAAGGCGGTATGGTTTGTACCAACGATGAAGAAGTTTACAATACAATTCGCATGCTTCGTTCACATGGTATGGTCAGAGAATGTGGTAATGAAAAAATGAAACTGGCTTACAAGATACAATACCCACAGTTGAATCCTGATTTTATCTTTGCTTACCCAGCATACAATATGCGTAACACCGATTTAGGCGGTATACTTGGTCTTTCACAGTTGCCAAAATTAAATGAAAATGTTAAACTACGGAATAGAAATCACGAAAGGTTTTTATCTAAGTTAAGCCCAAAGAAATTTTTTACTGGCTTTAAATTAATAGGCTCTAGTAACTATGCTTTCAATCTAATACTCAATGATAAAGACCAAGATTTCGCAAATAGAATTATGACGAGAATGAAAGAAGAAGGCATTGAATTTCGCCGTGGAAGTGCAGGTGGTGGTAATCAAACAAGACAACCATACCTTAAAAATATTGTGCCAGAAAACTATCATTTGAATTTTCCAAATACTGAACATATTCATTTTTATGGATTTTATATTGGTAATTTCCCATCAATGCAATTAGATGAAATTGATTTTATTACCAAAACATTAAACGAGGCTTAATATGGCAAATATATTAGTTACAGGTGGTGCAGGTTATATTGGGTCGATGTTATCACAAGACCTATTAGGTTTAGGTCATAATGTTACTGTGTTAGATAATTTTATGTACCAACAATCATCACTTGGCCAATTATGCTATCACCCAAATTTTAGGATTTATCGTGGTGATGTAAGAGTAGAAGCAGACCTATTGCCAATTCTAAAACAAGCTGATATAATTATACCTCTTGCAGCTTATGTTGGTGCACCTTTGTGTGATAGAGATCCAGTTGGAGCATCTTCTACAAACAGAGATGCTATTTT